CCCAATACAAGCAAATGATCCGCCAGATGATCGCCGAGCTCGAAGATGTGCTGGTGGTTCTCAAGAAATAAAAAGCTGCTCTTGAATACTTCCAGTTTTCAAAAGCTTGCGATATATTCTTGAGCGCTTCTCGAGAAGAGGAGCGAGTTGCAAGACCAGTCGGGGCGTAGCGCAGTCCGGTAGCGCACTAGCATGGGGTGCTAGGGGTCGAGTGTTCGAATCACTCCGTCCCGACCATATTTTTCAATGACTTAGGCCAATGTTCACAGCGTTGGCCTTTTTCATGCGCGTGACATTTGCGTGACTTCTCCATTTCTCACGCCTGCTTCCTCTTCAAAATTGTCAGCACCGGCCCACGCGAATCGGTTGCTGATACCATGTTCGCAGCCTCAATCAGATGCCCGAGCTCAGCGCCCGAGTAGTGACTGGTGATGCTGCCGTTCTTGTGACCCAGAAGGGCCTTTCGATCTTCTTCGGTTACGCCCGCCGCTCGAAGGCGACGGCCAAACGTGTGCTTCAAATCGTGAATCCTGATCGACAGGTAGCCAGGGTGAGCGGGGCGAAGGTTTTCCTCCTGCCAGAGTTTCGCCGCTCTCACTCGTGCCTTCTTCCAAGCCGAGTCGTTCATCCTGTGCATTGCGTTGCCGTTGTAAGGAAAAACCCATTCCTTGCTCAGGCCGCGCTGCTGATCAATGATCGACTTGGCAACGTTGTTCAGCACCACCAAGCGCTCGTCGCCATTCTTCACTCCAGACCGTTCGTGTCTGCCGCCAAAGTCAGCCGGGATTAGGAACACACTGGTACCGAGCTCCGGCACCGAAATCTCCCAATCCCACCTCAGCTTGCAAACTTCCTGCTCGCGACAGCCGGTGTTCACCTTGAACAGCGCCATCGTCTGCAGGTGGGCGGGCAACTCTCCGAAAAGAATCGACTGCTCCTCCCACGACATCGGATAGGGCTTACGACTCGATTTCTTCTCTTCCAGCTTCGTGAGCATTGGCACGCTATCCAGCCATGGCCGTCGCTCATCGTCTCGCCACTTCCTGGCACACAACGACAAAACCCGAACCACGCGCTCGATCGAGATATTCACCGTCCTGTTGCTCACACCTTTTTTCACCTTGCCATCCGGTAGCGTCTTGGTCGCCAACCTGTCCTTAATGAAAGGCCCGAGGGCCTGATCATCAATGTGGGTCAGCGGCATGTCGCCGATGAATTCGTCCAGTTGTGAAAGGTGGTGAGCCGAAAGCTTGATCGAAGGTTGATCCTTAAATTCGACCAAGAAGCGCATAGCCGCATCCCGCCACGTTCTGACCTGCCGAACGCCGTAGATCTTCTCCTGCCGGATTTGCTCAAGCCGGTGGATCAGGTAGCGCTCTGCTTCTTGCCGGTCACTTGTTCCAGTAGATTCGTAAAGTCTTTCGCCGTTGATTTTCTTGTCGATATGCCAGAGACCCTTCCTTTGGGAGAGGCCTGTGATCGTTTTTCGCGCCATTGTGTTTCTCCTTTCTGGCGCTCGCTGCGGGGCAATTGTTGCTCCGTGGCGCCCTTTTTATCAATTGCCTTGGCTGCCACGTAAGACGATGCCCACGCATCGAGCTCCTGACGATCAAAGCCGACACCGCGCTCCCCGATCGGGAACTCATTCACGAACGGCCTGACGATTTCGTTAAACAGAGGCAAACTCATGCTCAAGTAGGCAGGCGCCTCGCCGGCCCGGATAAAGCGTGGCTGCAATTTCTGTGCGCCCATACAGCATCCTTTTCCCCTGATGGGGCGGTTAAATGGTGATGCTCCATGCCGCGCGTGGCGGCAGAAGGTGGTGTAGGGGTTCAGGCCAGTGGGGCGTAGGTTTCGCCGCGCCGCTCAGCGGATGCCTTGCGATACGTCTCGTTGGTGTACGGGGCATCTGGTTCGCGGCGGACGAAGGCCATCGAATAGGAGGCACCTTTCGCGCGGTGGGTGCTGGAGCAGTACTTCTCGATCAGGAACTGGGCGTCATGCTTGTCGCCTTTCTCTGCCCGGCTGCCGGTGCCAAGCGTCCCGCCTTTCCACGACCCTTTCTCGGGCCCGGTCTCGCCATCGAAGGCGATATCCAGCTCGATGAATGTGCGAGTCGGGCGCAGTGCACCGAAGTACTTCTTCACCCAGCCAGTGCCAATGCGGTACACGCGCTTTTCCATGTGGCAGTAGGCGCGTATCTCTTGCCCGTCATAATCCCGCAGCAGGAACACGTAACGCGGCATCGTGTCCTTGATTGCGCCCATTTCCTTGTAGTCCAGGCGGACACTGTTGCGCTTTTCGACGTGCTCGACACCATCAGCGTCGCAGATCGCGTTCAGGACCAGATCGAATTCGCGCCAAGGGAACGAGCGGTATCGGGACGTTGTGGTCCGAGAATCCCAAGTGCTTGGGCCGAAGTTGGTGTGAATGCCGTGGGTGGTCAGATGAAATCCGAATTGGCGAGAGTGGTACTCGTAGTAGTGCAGGTGTCCATGCTCCGCAATTCGCTTGGCTTGCGCCTCAGGGTTCAGGCTGGTGAAGGTGTGCTGCTCGGCCCACGGCTTGATGATGTTGGGAATCTTGATCCAGGCTGAGTACTTCCAAATCTGGAGTACCAGCTTGTTACCCGGGTAGTCGCCCTGATCGCCGGAGTTCAGCGTGATGCCCAGGACGCTGTCGCGCTGGCCTTTGTAGTACAGATCAATGAAGTTCAGCAGCACGAACTTGTCATGCCATGGGTTCGCCCGGAAAACATTGCGGGCCAACCAAGCTTTGATGATTTCGAACATGCAGGAATTCCTCGCCCGCCGTACACCGGCAGGCTGTTGAGTTGGGGGAGGGGTTATTGCTGGATCAGTTCGGCCGGGACTGTGACCGCAGCGCCGCGCTTGGCGAAGACCACGGCGCGGAACACGGCGATAGTTCGGGTTTCGCCGGCCTGGCGGTTGAACGGATCGTTCGTCATGTCGGCCAGCCATGGGTGCCGGTGGCCAACATCGACCCAGACGCTGTACTTCGTGATCAGTTGCTCGGCGTCTGGCAGGGCGAAGAGCTTCAGCTGTCCGGTACCGGGCTGCTGATTACCCTCGATCGCGTTGATTGCCCAGTCCAGCGCCGGGCCGGCCAGTTCCTCGGTGCGGACGCTGACCATGCGGTTCATGGCTTGGGCTCTCCGACTTTCAAGCGCTCTTCAAAAAAGCTGAGCTTGCGCTTCATTCCACGGACAACCCTTTCTTCAAGATCCACCGATCCAAGCAAAATGGCCAGCGACTCGGCCTTTGCTCGGACCCATGCTGCATGGGCCTCTAACTCTGAGTTGAAATAACCCAATGCCTTGCGATGCTTTCCTATATTGCACTGAGCCCGATATCTTCCGGAGGCCTTGTGAAAGCTCGCACCAACGAGGCTCGAGTCTTTTTCGTCACACTTCGTCCAGAATACGTTCACGCTTTTCGGTACGAAACAGCAGGTGCTCGGCGAGTAATGAGAGCCATCGCCAAGGATGTCTTTGTCCAGCTCATTGCCCTGCCATGGCATCGCTTCCATCCAGGCTCTGAACTTCGAAAAGTGTCTCCACTCATCACAAGCAGTGGTGTTTCTGTAGGTTGGATTTCTCGGTTTGAATTTATCGCTGTAACACCGCATCAGCATGTGTGACCAGCGCCGGTAATAAGGGCAATCGAACTCGGTGATGTATTTTTTTATTCCGTTATCCAGGTACGGCCTGTTTGCCTGAATTTGGTAATCGGCATCGTTTATGCCCCACCCACAAACCAATTTGTTCATCGCCATGGGCCTCGATAGATCAGGTAGGCCATGTAGAGCGGGGCGAAGATCATGGCTGAACCCTCTTGAACTCGATGACCCAGACCCACGGATTGGCGTCCCAGTCGCCGCCGGTGGATTGCCAAAGGTCGCGGAATGCCGGTATCGGGTATTTGTGGCAGGCACCACCTTCGTCGCTCGCGCACCACTCTCGTAGAGGGCCGCGATGAACACCCTCGGCTACGGCCTGTTCGTAGGTGATGTCCTGCAGTCGCTCGACGCGGACGTCGGTGATCTCCAGCAGGATGCGGCACGCCCAGCGCGGCATGTGGATGCTGGGCTTCCAGACTGGCTGATCTTGTTCGTAAGGGGTCAAGCCATCGGCGGCGTACACCAGTTCGCCGTCCTCACGCGACTGATCAAGGTCGTGCATATCGGCGGGTTGCAGGTACGGCCCTTTCTGAACTTCGAAGTGATCGCAGTACCAGGTCTCGCGCACCCACAGCCGTTCGCCGGGCTTTCCAAATGGACAGTGGAGTATTGGCCCGCCGATATCCCAGCAAGCGCCTGTTCTGAGCGGAGTGCCGTCGGCTGCTGCGACCACCGGGAAGTCGGTCTTCAGTCCTTTCACCGGCCGGCGAGTGACTGTCTTCCGTCCATCCAGAATGGCGCGCACCATCGGCGCCGAGAACAGGATCGGCCGTTCCTTTATTTCAGACATGACTTCGTCCTTGCCGCTATAGCGGCTGACTTTGAAGGGGATAGTGTGTAAGGGAGCTCGTGTGGAGTCCCGTGTGAGGAATTGCTAATGTGCTGGGTACCGACGATCACGGACTGAGCAAATGGAAACCAAACTATCTAGGCGTACATTGCTACTCGGCCCTCTCCTTTTGCTTTGCGGACAAGCCCAGGCTCGCGGTGGAAGAGGCGGTCGTGGATCCCGCTGGGGAGGACGTGGTGGGAGAAGCGGGAGTGGCAATGGATTTTTATGGTTCCTTGGAATAGGCGGTGTATTTTTCGTATTTGTTCAACTGAACTCTTGGAAGAAGGCCCGGTTAGATGCTCGTGACCAAGCGGCAGAAGCAGCCCGGCTTGAAGAAATCGAACGTTTAAAACCGCCTAAAGCTGACTGGGAGAGGTTAGGGTTGTGCTTGCTTTGTGGCAGCCCCATGGTTCTTCGAGTCACGAAAGTTGGCAGGCGGCGCGGCACTAAATTTTTGGGGTGTACGTCCTACCCACGGTGCATAGGAACCCGAAAAATTACAGCAGGAATTTCCCGGTAGTCAGTCGGGCGAGCCGGTTATTGGGTAGCCGAGGATTACATCAGGCCTGCTACTGCGGCTGTTCTTGGCGCAGCGCCTGCTGCACCGCGAGGATGATTCGTTCGAGGTAGGCGTAGTCGGGATTGGGCTCGGTGGCGTCACTCGTCATATGCCACCACTCATAGCCAAACAGCTTGGTCATCAACTCGCTGTGGGCACCGTGGAGATGGTCAACCGATGGCGAATCTCGAAGATCCTCGGCCGCGTCGAACAATTCCCGCGCTTCATCCGATGTGTAGCCAAATCGCCGCCGCTCTTTCAGAACCAGGCGCTGCGCTTCGTTCGCGAGAGCATCACCGCTGAATTGCCGCGACCTCAGGGATTGGTCGAAGTAGCCGATGATGTAGCTGGTGTTTAACTCGCAGAAGAACTGGCCGATATTCAGCCCATCCCACATGCCGCCCCAGTAAGACGTCCAGCTCTTTCCCCAGCAACTGACGGTTATCTTGCCTTTGCATGGGGCCAGGTCTTCAAGGAAGACGGTGACCGGGTCGAGGTTGGGCGCGCCGGTGATCACCAGCTTCGTGACTGTCGAGCGCTCAACCTTCAGCGGCTCGGGCGGTTTGTTTTCTGTGGGCATGGGGATAGCTCCAGGTCTAGAAAAAAGCATATTTATCTGCCATGTTTGCAGCCAATCTATAAACACAGGACGTGAACAGTGTTCGACGAGATATTCAAAACCAAGGTGAACGAACTTTGGAATCTGTTCTCCGCTACCGGAGGTCTTAACCACCGCGGGGAAAAAGGCAGCTTCAGGGAAGAGTTTGTTAAACAACTCTTAGTCTCGGTTTTACCTGGGCATTATGGAGTTGGGTCTGGTGTAGTTGTTGACAAGTGGGGCAAGCAGAGCCCTCAAGTCGATTTGGTGATCTATGACAAGCGACGAATGCCGCCTTTGCTGGAGAGAGACGGCCATGGTATCTACCCCATAGACTCTGTTTTACGTGTCCTTGAGGTTAAAAGTTATGTCGATGTTGCTGCCATTGACCAATATTTTAGCCAGGCTTGGGCCTTTCATCCTGGCAATAATGAAGGGTTGAAGATGGCTTCTGCTGGGAGCCTGCCTAATGGTCACTCAAATTATCCATTGTGTGGGCTATTTGGTTTTTCAACTGGAATAGTTGATTTCAAAGCGGCAGTTTCTTCGAGGAAGAATAAGTGCTCTTCTGGGATCTTATATTGTGACGGAAAGGGCGTGGTTATTCTTGGTAAGGAGAATGACTCGCTTATAACCTTGAGTGATCGGGTGGAGGATATAAAATATTGGGTGGCAGTGTTTGTTGGCGCAATCGAGGATACTGCTAATTCTCGGAGTGAATTTAAGCCTTTGGATTGGTTTAGCTTTAAGAAAAAAGATTAGCTGGAAATTCTGTCAATCCCCGCAGAAGCAGCCGACGTCTTCTGCGAGGTAGTCAAAATCGAAATCAGTCTGCCGGGAGCGCTGCTCGGCAGACCAGCCCATCGTTTTATAGTCGGCACGATCCTGCCGGAATACCTGGCCGAACCGTTCCTCAGTGCCCGACCACCAGATCACCCGCGCCGGGTCATCCATGATGGTCTTGATCAGCTTGCCTTCGTTCTTCTTCCAGCAAAGGTCGCAATTTCCAAAATCAGAACTCATGCCAAGATCGAATGGCTGATCCTTCCAGAAGGTGGCTACATCTTCCGTGGTGATGCCAGCGGTATACGAGGGGCAGAAGTTGTCCCAGCGTGTGCCGCCTCGATCATTGGCGGCCATCATGCGGTGATAACGCTTCGGTTCGTCGTAGCGGATGCCGACAACGCAATCCCATTCGGTGTAACCCAGGGCGCGCATGTGCTTCTCGCCGATCTTAACCTTCAGGTATGCCGTGCACATATTGTTGGAGAAATTCGGCAGCACTGGCGGCAGGTTCTTTTCGGCCTTCCGGTACGCGGCGTAGTACTCGAGCATCATCGTGAACGGTTCGCCGTTGCGACTGGCTGTATCGAAGTCCACCAGCTTGTACCAAGGCGCGTCATCCGGCTGGCCGTACACTCGGCACCACTCCATCCAGACGATGCTCACGTTCCACCGCTTGGCGATCTGATCAATGAAGATCAGCGTTTCCTCGCGCTCTTTGCCAGTGTTCTGGAAAAACAGGTGCACGTCTGACGGCAGGGCGCCTCCGTGGGCTTCGAGGATCTTGTAGACCATGTGCCCGCTGGTGCGGCCGCCACTGATGCCGATCTGGGCCGGGCCCTTGATCAGATAGGGATTCATGTTTGCTCCAGACAGCCGCCGGCCTCGCCGGTTGGCGCGATTCGAGTTTGTGGGCTATTGGTTGATGGCCCGGCATGGGGCCGGATCAAGGAGAGACGCTTTGAAAAAACCATTGGTGGATCATTGGTGGAGCAAGATCACTGAGGAGGATCACCGCGGGCTAGCCGCAGCCAAGGACAAGCTTGCGGAGCTCGAAAGCATCAGTTCTCAAATCGAAGCATCTGACGGATCTGATGTCGTCAGGAATGTTTTGGATGACGGAATGATCAAGCGAGCACTTCAACGTTGTATTGAGTTCCATGAGGGCATCGGCGCCATGGATATCAAGGACCTGCACATCTATTATCGGTACGCTACTGACGCTGCGAAGAGGTCCGAAGCAATCATCGACAAAGAGCTTAATTACCTCGATCTGTAGCTTTGCTGTTTCGCACTGATCAAGCTATCCAGGCGGCGGTCGTGGCGTCGCGGAACACATCCATCTGCGCCGCGCCGTCGAGCCAGGCCGCAGCGATGCGGCGTTCGGCCATGGCCGCATATTCTGGGTTGAGTTCGCAAAGGATCGACTTGCGGCCTTCCTGCATGGCGACCACCGCTGTGGTACCGGCGCCGCCGAATGGGTCGAGAACGATGCCGCCGCGCGGGGCCCCGGCCAGGATGCAGGGCCGGATCAATTCGGGCGGGAAGGTTGCGAAGTGGGCACCCTTGAATCCCTGTGTCGGAACGGTCCAAACGCTGCGCTTGTTGCGCGTATCCAGTGGGTATTCGCTCTCTTCACGATCTGGCCGGTGAGTGCCGGCCGTTTGCCCCGGTATCGCCTGCTCCCGCTTTGAGTCCTCCCGCTTGAAACTGTCTCGCTTGCTTCGCACCGCTTTCATTGGGCCATTTGCCTTTCCTGGCACGCGATCACTACCCAGCTGTTGCTCGAGATCCTGAGCCAGCCGCGTGATCGAGCTAAGGGCTACCGGCTCCCTGATCGCGTCCTGGTCGTAGTAATAGCGAGGAGACTTGCTTAACAGGAACAGGTATTCATGTGACTTGGTGCAGCGGTCCCTGGTCGACTCGGGCATTGGGTTCGGCTTGTGCCAGATGATGTCCTGACGTAGATACCAGCCGTCATCCTGGAGCGCGAAGGCAAGGCGCCACGGCATGCCCATGAGGTCCTTCGGCTTGTACTCGGCGTGTGTGGTGGCTTTTGCCTTCCGCTGTGACGCCACCACCTGACGCTGGCTGATCGTCGAGACGCCGACGCCCATGTCATCGCGCCCGTGCGCGCCCCAGCTTCCGGCGTAGCTGTCACCCATATTCACCCAGGCGGTACCGTCGTCGCGAAGCACTCGCCGCACCTCCCGGAACACTTCGACCAGGCGGGCAATGAATTCGGCCGGCGTTTCTTCCAGGCCAATCTGTCCATCAACGCCATAGTCTCGCAACCCATAGTAGGGCGGGCTGGTCACGCAGCACTGCACTGACTGGTCCGGCAACGTTCGCATCATATCGATGCAGTCGCCGACCAGTATCTGGTGGGAAGGGGTCATGTTTGATTTCCAGTCAGGCGCCGCCCTCCTTTATCTGATCGACAGTGGGATGGTGGCAATTTGGTTTCGGATGAGGTTTGATAACGCGCGAAATTCATAACGCTCATCAAATAGGATTGGAAAATGATTACAAAGGGAAACCACGATCACTGGGGTGAAGAGTTGGAGTACGTGGAAATCGACCTTCGTTCAACCAAATACAAAAACCGTATGATTGAATTCATTGAGAAACGGAATCAGCTTACGAGTGAGTTGGAATACGACATCAGGGCCGAGTGGATCGCCGAAAAATATCATCCAAACATGTCTATGAGCGAAGACGAGCTACTGGACTTTGCTGAAGTTGTTAACGGTTGGGTCGCAAAAATCAAGAAAGAAAGAGCTCAGCGGGGCTGAACCTTGAGTGAATGTTTAGTCGCCAGGTTCGCGTCTTAGCCCAGCCTTACTAGCTTCTTCAAACATGCGCGCCACGTTTTCGCTAATCACGATTTCGTGGCGCGGCGGCGAAAGGAACTGAGCCGATCCAGCCGGGCCCAGGCCATGCAGATGGTGAATCATCAGCGTGATGGCTTCGCCTTGTTCCTCGATGCCACTCCAGGCCATCAGCTCAGCAAGTGCTTGGCGCGTACCGGGCAGGCAGTGCAGCCTGATTTCCTCTTCGCCGCGCTCTTTCCTCTTCGCCGAGGCTTTCGCTGAGCGATCTGCATTGCTCTTGGCCATGGCCTACCTCTTCAATTCCGCTGGCCGGCAAGTGCAGCCAGGTCTGTCGTTTGCGTTGTTGGGGTCTGTAACGTCTCACGCTGCGACCTTCACCTGATGCCAGGCGCCGGCGGCGTAGAACAGCTTTGCGGCTTCGGCTTCATCTATCGATACTTCGTCCGGAATGGCGATCCAGCCTGACGCAACCAGGTGAGCCGGGTTCGCGCTGTTGCGCAGCTCCAGGTAGTAATGCTCGATCGCGTCGGTCAGGCGCTCGACCTTGTAGATGCCCTCGGGCGAGATCTCCACCGACTTGATGTACTCGGCGCCGCGCTCGTCTCGACACATGGCGGCGATGTAAATCGTCCAGCGGTAGGAGAAGTCGAAGATCGCGTTGGCGATCGCCAGGCTGCGGATCTGCTTGCAGCTCTTCCAGTTCGCCATGATCTGGCTTCCACTGGGGTCGATGTTCACCACCGCGACGTGGTTGGTGCGCAGCAGCGCCCGGCAACTGCGTTCGGCCCGGGCGAAACCGTTGTTGGGTTTGCGTTTCGACTTCATATCGATTCCGCCATTTTTCGCAGTGTCTTGCGGTCAGCGGCCGATATCGGCTTCGGCCGCCGCTTGAGGACCGTTTCAGGGTCTATTTTGCTGGAGCGCTTCGCGGGCTCTGGATTTATCGGCGGGCTTTCGAGTTGTTGGATTTCACCATCGGCGGCCAAGTACTGGGCGATCTGGTCGGAAAGGTTGGCAGCGGCACCGCGCCGCTGCTCGACCAGGTTGAGGTGGTTGCTGATCATGCGGCCACCTTGACCAACTTCACGCCGGCCATGCTGAACTTGGCGCCTTGGGCTGCGACCATTGCGTCGAGCTTTTCCCAGTCCACGGTCAGCACCGAAATAGGGGCTTGGCCGTAGGCGACGGCTTTTATCAGCGACTCTAGGTCGAACACTTCAGCCTGCAGGTTCACCGGCGCCGCAGTGGTGGTTGCTGGCTTCGTGACGGACTGAATCGGCGCGGCGGATTTCACCGGTGACGGGCTGGCGACTGGTGCAGGCTCAACCGGTGCGTTGGCTTTCGCCTCGCTCGCAATTCGCTCCAACTCCTCCCGACGAATTTGCTCGCGCCGCGCTTCTTCTTTCTGCTCCTCGGCCTTCTGGTGCTCAGAGATCCGCACCTTGATCAGCGCGATCAGATCGTCGTTCGCTTTCATTACCAACTGCTGAACGTCGCTGAACAGAAAGACGTGATCGACCGCCAGCTCGGCAAGGCTGGCCAAGTTGATGCGGATTGCGTCCGCCGTTTGGCTCCCGGCAATTTTTGCACGGGCCAGCTCGGTATCGACGGCGTCCTGCAGGCTGGCAATGGTGCGTTTGTTCTTCATAGCGCCGGCGAAGTCTGCGGCGACTGCCGGCAGGGTGACCCGGCCCAACGTCTTGTTGATCGCTGCGACATGCTCTGCCAGCGACTGCTCTGCTTTCTGCTTGATGTTGGTCTTTACCAGCAGCTCTTGAGCCTTCACCAACTTGTCGACCTTCAGTCGAGTCTCGCGAGCATGAGCGCTGATTCGATCCAGCGAGGAGAAAAGGTCGTCGATGGTCTGGGTTTGGGACAGTGCTTGTTTCTTCGCCGTCGCGACGGCTTCTTCAACATCGCCGCACCATTTCACGGCCTTCTTGGCGTCGGCGAAGTCTTGATCGTTTACTAGCGTCGTTTTCACCGAGTCGATCACCGCCAGTGCCGAATCCTCGAACACCTTGAGGTTGCTCGCGGTGACCATGCCGGTCAGCTCGATGCGTAGCGCTGGCAGCTCGTCCGGGGCCTTGCCTACGACAATCGACGGCGCCTCGGCCATTTCGAATGTGGCAAGGTCGGCCTCGAACTGTTTCCAACCTTCGACCAACTGCGCGGCGCGGCCGGCGACAGGTCGGTATTCCATGTGCACGAAGTTTTCGGCGGTGCCGTCGGAGCAAACGAAAATTACACGCTCGGCGCCGCTCACCAGCAGTTGCTGCTCAAGCTGCCAGTAGTAATGCGGCTCCAGTTCGCCGGCCTTCACCTGGGCGACCAACGATTCGTTCCAGAGCTTGTGCTCGAAAAGCGTCTCGCCGAGCATCGTTGCGCCGTCCATGGACGCGAGCAGGCTGCCATCGGTGCCCACGACTGGGTACAGCTCTTCGCCGATCATCACTTCAACCAGAGGCCGAGCCAGCGCTTCGGTGGCATGACCTTTATCGAAGATGTACTGCTGCGCCTGAGTGACCTCTGGCGTAATGCCGGTCTTCTTCATGGTCAGCAGGTCGGTACGGGTCTGGTACTTCGAAGCGCCCATCATTGCTGGCGCCTCGGAGGCTGTGAAGTGCTGAGCGCGCAGTGCGTGCCACTCGGCGGAGCCTTGAGCTACGTTGTGAATTTTCATGCCGCGTCTCCGTCGATAGGTTCCATTTGTTTGATGCGGTCGATCTGCGATTCGCTCAGCGTGTATCGGGATTGAAGAAAGGCGATCAGTGTTTCGGGGTTAGTCTTTCCTTGGTCGATTCCGCCTTGCCAAGTTGGAAGCATCGACTCGAACTTTTCGTTCGGATAGTCGGGATTTGGCGCAGATTCCTTGGTTGCTGACGGCTGAGGCATTACGTCGCGCGGAGCCTCCTCGAATGTCTTGCCTTCCATCTCGTCGGCTGTCGGGGCCGATCCGACCTCGGGGAATGCTTTGCGCAAAGCTTGAGCCTCGGCGCACTTGGCGAGCTGCGCGAAAGCTCGGCGCTTCCACATGGAGTTCGGCGCGACGGTGTCCCTGCTGGCCGTTGCGTAGTTCTCCAGCCAGCGCTCGTTGGCGGTGAACTCAGCGACAAGCCCGTTCGACATCTGGCGCTTTACCGTCACCCGACACCACTCCGGATAGGTGACATCGACGCCACCCAGCTTGGCAGTGATCGGCGGCCCGTATTCAGGGTCGCTGATTCCTGCGTATTGCCCGGTGCGCGCAGCCTGAATGCGGTACAGGCCAATGCCTGGCATCACGGTGTCCTGCATCTTTTTCGCTTTGGCGTTCCAGATCGGAACGATGTGCACAGGCTTCAGCATTGGATCGAGGTGCGCGGCTTGGCAGTAAGCCAGGACCATCACAACCGAATTTTTCTCTGCGCCTGGGTAGAGGCTGCTGCTCAGCACTTCTACGAGTGCCGCCTCCGACATTGCAGGCAACTGGTCGTCCTGCTTCATTACTGCGCTCACGGGAATTCCTTGCCGCGACGTGCGCAGCGATTGAATGCTTGAGTTAATGAGTGATGCTGTCGGCGAGGGCGCTGAGCAGCATCAGGAAGGTGTAAACGCCGATGGCGGAGAATGATCCGCGCCGGATTAGCAGTCGGCGCGCCCGCTGGATACTGGTCACCGGAAAACCCGGTAGCTGGTCGAATGCGGCACCTGGCATACGCCAGACGCATCACGCGAAACGGCATAGGCGGCCATGACGGCGACAAGAATGGTGGCCAGAGCCCAGTAGGCGAGCTTCATGACTTGGCCCTCACTGCGATTCGACCGGACTTAATTGCCGCCACCAACTTCGGCGGGAGTGCGGTGATAGGAAGTTCGCGAGGAATCCCGGCGCCGACAATCGCCAGGCTGCGTTCGATATCCGCGAGCTGCTCGTCAATCAGTGATTTAACCGGTGCCGTACTCATGCGTCCTCCTTGCGCCGCTGACAGGTGTCACGCAGGCGTTTGCAGTAGTGGTTGAACTCGTCGGTGGTGATTGCGCCGTCGGTGAAGAGGCGGGTGATCAGCGCCTGCACCAGCAGGCTGATGTCTTCTTCGCCAGCGGGCGCCGACACACCATCAAGGGCTTGATCGATCAGGATGTGAGGGCTCAAAACCCACACTCCCGCTCGACGCGATCGCTCTCGCGCTTGGCATCTCGGTATTCGTTGGCGTGCACCGCAACCAGATCGCCGGCCAGCCTTCGAACAACCAGCGGATCGCCGCCGACTGCTTCAACGGCCCAAGTGTGCAAAATCCCACCTTCACCGCGCCTGATCAGCTCGATCAAAATCTTCTCTATGTATCGATCAGGATCTGGGCTCGCAGCCATGTAATCCGTCAGGGCTTCCGGCAAGTGATCGGCGTTGACCAGGACTTTGTTGCGACCTACCGGATTTGGAGCCTCGACGTGTCGCCGATAAAGCAGATCGTCGACCGACTCGGTCAGCCATTCCTGACCTGCCTCCGTGTCGAGGAAGTCGTCTTCCGGGGTGGGTTTGCGTAGAGCTGACATGGTCGTCTCCAGAGTGGCGGGGTGTTGAACCAACAAAACGCGGATGCACTCATCCGCTCCGCTGGTTGCCGTTGGGCGCAGAGGGGAGTGCATTCGGGTGGTGTCGGCAGCGGGACGGGGTTAAAGAAATGAATGGACTAAGCCGATAGGCTTGCGTCGGCATTGATGCCAAACATGAAAGCTGGAGTATGAAATGCCGTGGAATAAAGCGCGTACTGGCGTATTCGCAACACTTATTGGCTGCACTTTTGCGTCGACTGCACAAGCTGCCAGCGAACATGAGATGGCCGTCGGTGGTGCAGCTCTCTACCAAGTCTGCGGACAGAAGCATCCAGAAAAGGAACTTTCTTTAGAGCAATACATATCGCTACATCCACACATGTCGACTAAATTAGCAAACGACATTAGGGAATACTCCTCGCAGCCAAAACACAAAGCTGAACTTGAGGATACTGTTATGCGCATGCGGACCGAGGCCACCCAAGATTTACTTGAAGTCGTATGTGATAGCTATTTTCGAGATGCAAAGGTTCGGGAGTAATCCGCAGCTTCTTTTGCATCGGGGTGTGATCTGGCCGGGGCTCAACCGGCATTCGGCGGAAGGGGTAGCCCTATAGGCGACCGGTTGGTACATCCGCTGCCCGAGGCTTAGCCTCAGATCACACCCCGATGCACTCTCATAGAGAGGATCGGGCAGTTAACGACAGGCTGTCGTGGCGCTGGTTGTTCAGTCGAGACCAGTTTCCAGCGGAGCCAATTCAACTGCCAAAGCCATACGCCGGAAGGTGTCGGCTAGCTCGATGCGGCGCTTGCGCGACTTAGGTAGCCAGAAGGTTACGGCGCTGCGGTCATCGTCCTCTGGTGGGTGGTGAAGGCGTTCGCTGCTGTGAAGGATCATTTGTACGGCGCTGTACGTAAGGCCGGTGTTCGAAAGCTTCTGGATCTCGACCACTTCACTGGTCAGCTCCTGGCTATACACGTTGATTCGCATGGTCATGCTCCGGTTGTTTTCCCGTCTGGCCCTGTCGCCAAGGCCAGCCAGTGAAATCGTCATGCAGCCTTTTCCAGCTCGCAGCATTCTGCGTAATGCGCCATTGCGATCGGCATGTGGTAGCTATCCAGCGGCCACTTGCTGACTTTGCAGCCTTGCCCGGCAGGACAATGGAAGACAAATAGCTCACCGGCCTCTTTGTCCATCTGCATGCTCACTTGTGCACCGCTTGTGAAGTCGTCTTCGATGATGATCATCTCGTCTTGCTCCGGTTGTTTTCCCAATGCGCCCGGCCAACCAGGCGCATCAGTGAAACTTTCCTCTGATCCTTCGGCGCTACTGGCGCGGTACAGATCGATTCAAATTGTTCCTCCAGCCGCGGGCCTTTCGGCTTGTTCTCCCGCTGGATAACTGCTTTCGACGTTTTACGCTGCACGCCCGGGTCAGTTGCCAACCCTCTGAACCGTTGAGGCCGGTTCATCGCTGCCTTTGAATGTGGGCCGGTGGTGATCCGGCAAGATGAGGCGGTGGTGCTAAAGAGCGGGTGGTGCCTGCTACTGCGCCATCTCGACTTCCAGCCCCGGTGTTAGGACTGGGTTGCGAAGAATTGAAATATAAGCCAGCTTATTTTATTCGTCAATAAGCATGCTTATATATTTTTATGCATGCGATAAAAAACCCGCTCGTAGGCGGGTTCTTTCACGCTTCGCAGTACTGTCGCCATCCGATCCTGACGGCGCCGCTGTCCAGGTGCTCAATGCGCACGCCGCTCGTTTCTTCGATTTCCTGGATTACCTGACGCCATGCCTCTGGGCTTTCATCATCGTTGCGGGCGATGGTGACGACTTGAACCTTCTGAACGCCTGGCGCAGCTATCAGACGCTGAATGCGCCGTCCAACTAATTCATATGAGTCTCTGACATGCGATGTGGGTGACGCGATTTTTGGCATGGGACGCTCCTTGCTTATACTGGATATGCATACAGTATTGTTCCTGCCATATTTTGGCAAGAGTCCTTTGGTCTCTCTGGCTAGGAGGGCAGGGGCACCACTTTTGGGTGGGCGGAAAAAAGCCCGCACTTGGCGGGCCGATGGGTGAACTGTTTTTATGGCTCATTCGCCGAACCGTTTCGAATCAGCTAGGCGGAGGAATCAGATGAAGGGCATAGGCCATAAATGATACAAAAATAATGTAACCCAACAATGTAATGATCGCTTCAGTTCTTCGATCTACGAATCGTGCAAACCCGCCAAGCAAAAACTGCTGCTCAAGCGCTTGCTTTATGAGTGCAGCGGTTTTGGTGACAAAGTTTCCTCGGAATAAATTGCTAAACTCCAGCTCCAAAGCTGATTCTAATTCGCTGGATGTATCTCGGATATTTTCGACAATTACAGAGCTTGGTGCTTGTCTTGAAAATATAGAACTTTGGAAGTTATCCAAAGTTATCGCGTCAACAAAGGATGAATATTCATGGATGTATGAGGAATTCCTGATTCGCAGGTAGCCCAAATGCTCACTTAACCTGCTTTCCATCATTACAATGGTTGTCTCAAGGTTGTAGTTTTTGCGCTTTGAAGTATGGTAGGTAATTGCTTCTTTTTGAAGAGCGTCTATGTCTTCGAATATTTTGGCTAGAGCGGCTCTAATTTCTTTCCGCTCTTCGCGTCTATTGTTCTGCCAATTTACAATCAGCCATCCTACAATTACCAGTGCCCAGGTAACGGGATAAAACCATATTGGAGTTCCGTTACCTTGGTTCACTTCTGCCATCAATCATGCTCCGTATGAAAGAGTTGCTCTTTTGGTTTTTTCCGCGAGCCTCATGAATATATGTCTTTATTCTCTGCACTAAGTTGTGGTCGCGAGAGTAAATGACTATTAGTGATTCAACAAGATCTGCAGGGTATTTTCTTGCAATGCCTCCAAAAGCCTCTTCCAGAAAAGATGACCCGTACCCTCTGGCTCCATCAAGATAAACCTCGATCCTTTCATGATCCTTCATGCGTGGCTCAAGGTATTTTTCCCTAAATAACTCACCACTATAAGGGCCGTCGCTTTTATATCTTCCAGCTGGGTGTTTTGAAAATTCCTCAGCCAAATGTACTTCTTTCATGATGTGGGCCTCGCCGTTAAAGGCATTTGCCAGTAAATTATTGTTCCATTGGTAGACCGCTGGAAGTCGTCATAGGTTTCCTTCCCGTCTTTGATTTGATACCAACCCTTGTTGCTTTGCAAGATCGCGATGCCGCCGTCGGTGGCCAAAACTGTTTCTACGATTTGCGTCAGTCCTTTGCCCCTATTGTGCTGTCTGGTCCGGGTTTTGCTGTGTCGGATAGCCCCCCTAATCAGTCGCGCATCCCCCAAATTATGGAATCCAAAACGAGAAAGAACGAGGTACCATTTTCTCCATCCGGCATCATCACTATACGGAAGTGATCCAGGTATCCCGACGCCGAGATCACAAAAAACCACCGTCAGCATCCCATCCTTTTCTTGCGAAAACATCCACCACGGCTTGTAGCTTTTCGACGATGCTATCCCGTCCGCTCGCCTTGCTATGTACGCGTGGTGGTGAGCGTTGGTCATCGCTTCGGTTAAGCCGGCGTACAGCTCTTCTTGTAATGCAGGAGTAATGATGCCGTCATAGTTGCCGAGAATAACGTCGTATTTCGCACCGGTTACTTCTTGCCCTTTTGCTACTCGCCAATTTATGACGTCGTCTAATTCACATGGCTTCACAGGGACTTTTTTGCCTATGCGCGTGTAAAAGCCTATTTGCTGCAGTACTAAAGATGCTTTTTTATTTAGTGGTATTGTTGATCTAATGTTAAGGCTTGGGAATAGATCAAGAAGCCTATCAATTTCCGCGAAGAATAAAATAGTGCCACTAGCGATAAATTTTTGCGTTTTGGAAAAATCTATCAAGATTGATCTGCACCCTGATTTCACTGATGCTCTGATTTGTTCAATAAAGTCTATTAGCTTGTCTCTTGGCTCGTTGAGCGCGCAAAATACTTTAGGTGCATGATGCACTTCAGTTTTCTTATTTTTCCTATTCTTCAGCGATGGCCTAGCGCGAAAGATTTTTTCTAATGCGTACCTGTGTCTGCGTAAGGCTACTTCTTTGTAATTGAGAGGTGGCTTTTTCATAAAGTGCCTTCCTTGTCATGTAGCGCTTTCATATAAGTAGACTAGGGGGGTTGAATCTCTCAAACCGTATTTGGTTACTCGTTTGGTCGTGAACCTTAAAATTTTTGAAGAGCTCGAACAACAACGCCGACTATACGGCAGTGCTCGTCGAATACTTCAATCGGATAACTGGGATTTAGCGGTTTCAAGAACAACTTTCCACCGTCATTCACCAGTTTCTTAAAGGTCGCTTCATTGCTCTCTGGGAGCTTGGCGATCACCAGCTTGCCAGGTGTCGCCTCTGCTTCGGTGTCTACCAGAATCAGAGTCCCTTCTGTAATGCTTTGCCCAACCGGGGAAGTCATCGAGTCGCCTTTGACCTCAAGCCAAAACGCCGCACCTTTTGAGTCGTACTCGGAAAACTCATAGCGATCCGAGAAGCCGGCCGGGTAGGGCTCCACGGCCTCAGCCCAGGCGCCGGCGGCTACCCAGCTAATCACCGGGTAGCGATAGGACTCCACGGGCTGACGTGATTCGCCCACGTTGGATTCGATCGCCACTGAATTGATCATCTGACCAATATTCTCGGATAGCCAAATGGCACTCACGCCGCACGCATGCGCAATTTTCGGCAGGTGTGCGCTTTGGAGGTTCTTTCCAGTTTCCAGCTGCGAGATCACCGGCTGCTCAACCCCCGCCTTAAGAGCGAGTGCCTTCTGCGTCAGCTTGGCGTGAATTCGTGCGGATTTGATTCTTTCGGCGAGTGTGCTCATCCGCTGGAATTTATAAGTTCCCTTATCGGCTTGCAAATAAGTTTCCTTCTACTTAAAGTATAAGCAGGCTTATCATGAGGGCTTTCATATGACCCCTATCGAAAGGCTCGTCGACTTCTTCGGCGGGCAAACAAAAACCGCTTCAGCGCTCGACGTATCCCAGGCAGCAGTTTCGTACTGGGTTTCCGGTATTCACCCGATGCGCGCGGAAAAAGCATTCAAGGCAGAAGAGTTGACTGGTGGAAAGATCACTGCGCGCGAGCTGTGCATTCCCCAGAAAGGCGCCAAATCCGCCGCCTGAAAACCCTGTCCACCGTTCCATTGAAGCCATCTTGACCGCAACCGACCCAAGGAAAAACTAGGACATGAAAACGCCCGTACTAGAGACCCGACGCCAAGTAATGGCAGCCGTGTCCAACGCTTTCCCTGGTGGGATGGACTGCGCAGCCGCCCGCCTTGGCATCAAGGACAAGCGCCTGGAAAACCAGATCTACGAGACGGCCGGGTGTAAGCCCTTGAGCGATGCCGAGATATTCGTGTTGGAAAGCGAAACGAAGACCGAGCACCTGCCGGACTACATCTGTGCGATGTACGGCGGCGTGTTCGTAAAGATCCCAGAGGCAGGGGAGTTGGACAACGTCGATCTGTATCAACGCTCGCTGGCTGCATCCGCGCAGCGTGGCGCTCTTGACCAGATGGTGGCTTTCGCCTTGGAAGACGGTGAGATCGACCCGATCGAAGCAAAGAAGATTCGCGCCCTGCACGCCAAATACATGTCCGCGAGTCTTGAGGCCATCGGCGCCGTAATTGAATTGCACAAAGTCCGCGCATAAATCGCAGGCACAAAAAAGCCGGGATTGCGCCCCGGCTGATTCATTAACTCTTGATGGGGCCGATTATGCATAGCCAACCTACTTCAAGCAATACCCCCAGTAATGTCGCGACACGTTTTTCGAATTCTGAAAACGTGTCGCGTGAAAAGATGAGCAGCTTTGTTCTTCTTGATTTGGTCAACGCTGCCCGTACGGAGTTCGGCGAAAGCGAAGTTCGCCGCAACGATTTCACGGCTCGATGCCGGGATGAGCTGGAAGGCGAATACTACGAAACTTTCGTAGTAAAGAATCAGCGCGGACCAGCCTCTGAAGCTTTGCTGCTGACCAAGGATCAGTGCCTTCTGATTTCGATGCGCGAGTCGAAAGCTGTGCGTCGCTCGGTCGTCTCCAAGATCAATGCCCTGTCTCAGCCGAGCGAACTCTCCCGCATGGATCTCATCCAGCTCGCCTTCGAAGCTGAGCAGCAGCGACTGCAGTTGACCATCCAGGTTGAAGCACAGGCCTCGAAAATCCACTCCATGGAAAACCTGTTTAAGGAAGGGATGACCCACACCCAGTTCTGCAAGGGCCTCAATGGGGTCAACGTCATGCAGGTGGGCAAGTACCTCGAAGGTCGCAACTGGCTCTACAACGAGAGCAAGTCCGGCCTGCGCTTCCGTGTGGCGTCCTACGCCCGCGACAAGTACATGACCGAGCATCAGCACGAAGTCACTCCCCACGGCAAAGAGCCGTTCGTTTCCTTCACGCCGGTTCTGCTCAAGAAGGGCGCCGTGCGCCTGTACGACCTGTACCTGGCCGGCGCACTGCCCATGAAGAAGAACTGGGACGGGTTGTTCACTCACGACAAAGCACTGCGAGGTGCCGCGTGAGCATGGGACTTATGGTCGCCGCGATGAAGCTTCGCGTCGGCAATCCATTGCGCAAGCTGGTCTTGATAAAGCTGGCAGACAACGCAAGCGACGTAGGCGAGTGCTGGCCTTCCTACCAGCATATTGCTGACCAGTGCGAGATCAGCAAGCGTTCGGTCATGAACCACATCACCGCCCTGTGTGAGGCGGGACTGTTGCGCAAGGAAATTCGGAAGGGTGGCCCGAAGGGGAATTCGTCGAACGTTTACTTCCTGACCCTCGATGGTGGTGCACCTCCTGCACCAGGGGTAGTGCAAAAGATTCACCCGGGTGGTGCAGCAGGTTCACCCCCTAGTGAATCTCCTGCACTAGGGGGTAGTGCAGCAGTTGCACCCAGAATCAGTAACTCTCTTGAACCAGTCATGGAACCGGTCATTGAACCAATGGCACCCCCGGCTTCCGCCGAGGTCGCGCCGGTTCAAACTCGCAACTTGGTGCTGGTCGTTGATCGGACCGATGCGCCACGGGTCGAGATTCCGGCCGACATGCCAGGCCCAAAAGACCAGTCCTGCAAAACCTTCAAGGTCTGGGCGAACTACGCCATGGCCTACCGAAAGCGCTACAGCACCTGGCCAGTGTGGAACGCCAAAGTTGGTGGACAACTCGGCCAACTGGTCGATCGCCTCGGCGCCGATGTCGCTCACCACGTCGCTGCCCACTTCCTGAAAACCAGCGATGCCGCTGTTCTCCGCAAGTGCCACAGCCTCAACGAACTGCTGGCCAACGCCGAGAGCTACCACACCCAGTGGGTGACCGGTCAGCGCATCAACGGAACGACTGCCCGCCAGATGGAGCGCACCGAAGCGAACGTCTCCGCCGCCGAGCAGGCCGCGCAAATGGTCTTGGCCAAGCGACAAGCGGGAGAGCGCAATGAATACATTTGAAATGAACGATCACCAGGTTGCCAGCCTCGCTGCTGCGATCTGCGCCACCGCCGAGGCCATGGGTCAGGAAATGAACCCAGGCACTGCAGCGATGATGGCCGAAGACCTCTGCGCTTACTCGGTGGCTGCCGTGAAAGCTGCGCTGAAGGCCTGCCGCTTCGAAGTGAAGGGCAAGCTCGCGATGGCCGACATTCTCCAGCGTGTGCAGGCCGCCGACGGCCGCCCGGGCAAAGACGAAGCCTGGGCGATGGCTATGACCACCAACGACGAATTCGAAACCGTGGTGCTGACCGACGAAATCCAGCTCGCTCTGGCTGCCGCGAAACCTGTTCTCGATGCTGGCGACAAGGTCGGTGCGCGCATGGCGTTCAACAGCGCTTACGAGCGTCTGGTGGGACAGGCCCGGGAGGACAACAAGCAGGTGAACTGGCATGTGTCCGTTGGCTTCGACGCCAACCGCCGCACGCAGGCAATCACCAAGGCCGTGCAGATGCAGCGCATCCCGCAGGAGCGCGGGCAGTTGTACTTGGCCGACCTGAGCGTGACACCGGTTACCGAAGACGGCCGGGCAGTGGTAGCGCTGCTCTCCGGTGAAGTTGCACGGCCTTCGCCAAAGCTGCGCCAGAAGCTGGCTGCAGTGAAGGAATCAATGCTCGCCATGCGCAAAGCCTCCGACGAGGAAAAAACAGAACTGCGAATTCTGGCAGCCAATGAGTTGGCGGATCGCCGGGCGCTGCTGATTCAGCAGGCCGAACAATTGGAAGCAAGGAGCGCTGCTCAATGACCATCGATAAACAAAAACTCCAGAAGCTGCTGTGGGCCGAAGCCGCGTCATTTCGTGCCGACTGCGCAAACTGGAAGCGCAACACCGAGGCCCTGCAGGAATTTCTTGGCGAGAAGACCGTGGAGGAGGTAGCTCTGGAGCTGCTGGCAGAGAACGAGGCGCTGCGCACGGCTGCGCTGGAGGCCCGCGAATTCATTCTTCACGAAGCCGAGGTGCGTGGGCTTCTGGATGAAAACAATGAGGTTTCCTTCAGGCACCCAAGGCGCCAAGCGGCCATCGCATACATCGATGCCGCCATGAGCAAGGCGGTGCAGCCATGAAGTCCTTATTGCAGTGGTTTGTCTTCTGGAAGCCAGCCAAGCACATCCCTATGGCGGTTTTTCAGGGAGTACTTGCAGGTCTGGTGTTTTCGCTGATCGTGTTTTCGCCTCTCTGGATTGAATTGCTTGAGGTGAAGCCATGAACCCCGAATACACGATTCGCGACCGAAGCGATATCAACCGCCTCGCCGGGGCCTTGCACGCCATCGACCTGACCAAGCCGAAGGTGGTGGTGATCCGTGACGAGAAACGCCCGGACGTCTGCAATCGCAAGATGTGGGCAATGCTCAAAGACGTTTCCGAGCAAGTGGTTTGGCACGGCAAGAAGCTAACCAGCGAAGACTGGAAGTGCCTTTTCAGTGCCTCGTTGGAGAAGCAGCGGGCTGAGCCTGGGCTCGACGGTGGCTTCGTCGTCATGGCCGTATCGACCCGCAGGCAGTCGCAGAAGTGGTTCAGCGATCTGTTCGAACTGATGCATGCCTTCGGCGCCGAGCGCGACGTGAAGTGGAGTGCAACTGACCACTGGGACGGCCGCTATGACCAATAACTTCAAACCGGGTGATCTGGCGCTCACTCTCATTTCCAGCTTCGGTTTCGCCGCAATGACCACAGTGAAACTCGACATGTTCCTGCGCAAAGGACAGACAGCTCAAGAGCCCGACGGCCGCCTGTTTACGCCAAAGTTTGATGGCTGGGTTGTCTATCGAGATGGCGAGGCCGGCGGTGGTTTCTTCCGTCCGGGGCACTTGATGCCCCTGCGCGGCGACTTCACCCCGGAACAGCAGAAAGCCAAGGAGGCCGAGCCATGCGCATAGCGCCGAAGCCACCGAAGCCGAAGAAATGCCGCGTCGCAGAGTGTGGGGCCTCATTCGTCCCTGCGCGCCTGGGTCAGGCAGTTTGCAGTCCGGCCTGCGCAATTCTCGATGCACCGAAGAACCGCGAGAAGGCCCGCAAGTCGCTGGCCCAGATCGAGCGCAAAGAGATCAAGGTCCGCAAGGAGAAGCTGAAGAGTCGCGGCGAACACATGCGCGAAGCCCAAGCCGCGGTGAACGAGTACGTGCGCCTTCGCGACGCGCACTTTCCGTGCATCAGCTGCGACTCGATGCCGAACGACAACGACCTGATCACCGGCAGTCGCTGGGACGCCGGGCATTACCGTTCCGTCGGCGCTTGTCCAGAGCTTCGCTTCGAGCCGCTGAACATCCACCGTCAGTGTGTGAAGTGCAACCGCAACCTGTCCGGTAACGCGGTCGAGTACCGCATCCGACTGGTGCTGCGGGTCGGCGCCGACAAGGTGGCTTTTCTCGAAGGGCCTCATGAGCCCCGGAAGTACACCGTCGAAGAAATCAAAACCATCAAGGCCGAATACCGAGCCAAGACAAGAGAGCTGAAAAAAGGGGAAGCCGCATGAAGCTGATCAACGCAAGACAGGTGTGGACTGAAGCGCAGCACGAATCGAACGCGTCGATCAGCGCTGCAGCGATTGAGAGGGCAGCAACGGCGCCGGTAAAGAGCGGCTCTCGGATGCGCCGGCATGAGGCCGTATTCGCCGCGCTCGGTGAAGACAAGGAAGAGCGTATCGAGATCGTTCGCCAGAAAATCAGCATCAGCGAGACGCGGCGCACGCCGGTCGGTCGATCCACTGCTCGAACGGCGCACTTAGCCACGATAGGCAAGGTGCTGCGCGCGATAGACACACTGCCGTTCCAGGTGCAGCAGTTCGGACACTACCTGTATCATCCGGCGATGAACATGCGACATCTACTGAACGCGGTGCTGCTGATCACCGCCAAGGCGGCGCTACCCGATCTGACCTCGGCCAAGCGAGTGAAAGCGCAGTACCTCGTTACTCTGGCCCTGCAGTCGTACAAAGGGGAGGTTCAAGGGGCGGCGGAGTGGGGGCCGGCGCGGGTGGCGGCTGAGATGGATGCCTTCTTCGGTGTGACAATCGACCCGAAAAACTGGACGCGTGACTGGTTGGGATTGTGGGAATCCCTGAAAGAAGTCATTAAGGAAGTGGATATTCAGGCTCAGCAACCGCTATGGCAGGTGATCCACGCGGAAAAAGATCAAGAAGCGGCATAATTATGTTGACATGACGGCATTTCGGGCGTACTTTTCCCATAGTGCACAAGTAACGCGAAACGCACACAGTTGAAGAGCCCGGCCAAGAGCCGGGTTTTGCATTTTTGCGTCGGTTAACTCATCCTCATGTCTCCTTTTTAACGGAGATGGCGACGATGGATCGAAAGACAGCTATGGAGGTTGAAGCCCTTCTTTCAGCCTGCCTTGACTCAATTGAAAGAGACGCGACTCCGCCGATGGCGCATTATTTTGTGGCTGATATGGGGAGCTCAGATCATGAGCATTCCGTGCTTGTCGCCGAAGAGCTTCAACGACAGCTGCACCATGTAGGTATCCACGCAAAGGTGGCTGTAAAAAAAGGCGTTTCAAGTTTAACGGTCTCTGTTTTTTACCCGGGAACGTACGTGACGGATTCAAGGGATGGCAGGTGGTTTGTCGATCAACCTGCTGGGGACTGTTGGTATTTTGAAACTGCTGACCAGGTGAGTGCAGATCGTCTCGCTGCAACCTTTAACGCTCCACCCCATGCGGCGAATCTCCAGGCGCTTAGTCCTGACATCGGGATCGATGAGGACTCGCTTAGGTTTTGGCTCTATACCCTTCGCGACAATGGTATTGACGTTGTTACCTTTGCCCACAAAGGAACTGGCATATTCAACAGAAATAACCTCTTGCCGCAGTGAAGATTGTTTCAGAGGCCTCGCCATCGCGCGGGGCTTTTTTCTGCCTCGAATTTACCTGTAGCCAGGACAGCCCTCGGGAAGGCTTGGACGTCGATAGCGGATAGTGCGACTTACGGAATCAACATCGCCTGCCGGCGCACTCTTGCCTCACCATGCTGTCTGGGAGTTGCGATATTGGATTCGCGAAATCGATGCGAAGGGGGGGTACGCTGCGACGGTCTTGGGTGGACTTCGGGAAAGACTGCGCCCCTATTCAAGATTCTTCCCACCGCAGGTGGTTTTTCGTTTCTATGAAAGAACTGGTACCGTGCTCGCTCTCTCATTTTTCAGGGGCTTGAAGTTGGCGTCTTTCACTGTTGGAAAACCTCTAGACAAAAACGATTCTGAAGAAGATGCGCTATATCCAGTTCTTCGGGACGGGGATCCTGTCGGTGAGCCCGTAAGAGGCAAGAAGGCTGCGGCGTCGCGTGCTGCGTATTTGAAGCAGAAAGACCTAATCGCCTTCCTTCGTAAACAGAAAAAAACATCTGCGGTTGATTACAATCGATCTTTGAATAGGCTCAGGGGTGAATTTTTCCGTTTGGGAGAGCAGCGACGCACTGGAATTATTGCTCCAAAAGTACGCTCCATCGACAGCGAGCCTACCCTGAAGTAGACAACTGCACCTCGTATCTAATAGAGCCTCAGCATTCGCTGGGGCTTTTTCGTTTTCGGCTCCCCACGCCCATAGCTCTGAGCTGGGAGTGCAGCGGGGCCGACCTATTTTCCATGGAGACTCCAATGGCAGAACCGGCGAGCACTGCCGCCAGCGTCGTGCTGGTGAAGTACGGTGTGGTCATGGCTGCTTTCGTCGGTTCGATCTTGTCCCTTGGTTTTCTGAAAGACCTTACAAGGGGACAGGCAGCGACTGCTGTGGCTACTGGCTTCGGATTTTCGGTTTACCTAACGCAACCGGTGACGTTATGGCTCGCCCCAAAGCTCGATCTGGCCGTGAATGATGATCTGCTGTGCGGTGTGGCATTCGTGCTGGGCCTGACAGCGATGAACATCATCCCAGCACTGAAGGCGGCGATGGGGTCGTTCGTAACGGCGCGAGGTGCCTGACATGAACAGCATCATTGTTTCCACGCTAGGCGTGCTCGACGCGTTTCTGTGCGTCTTGGTAGCCCTAGCCGCATGCGACTACTTGCGCCGGATTCGCCCGGTTGATCAGCCGCTGCTGTGCACGGCTTTCTACCTGGTGGCCATTGGGGCATTCGGCGCATCCGTTACCGCAATGCAAGGGCACTGGGTCAACCCGTTCGGCGTAATGCTGCATGCCGGTGTGGTGGCTTATGCCTGGGCGAGGCGCGGGCACGTATTCGAGTTGAAGGTGTAGTCGCGACACGTTTCGCGAATCAGCAAATTGTGTCGCGATACGCGACGAGGAGAGCAGCATGGACAACCAGCACAAGAAGATCACCGGCTACCGCGACCTGACTCAGTCCGAAATCGACGGCATGAACTCGATCAAGGCTCTGGAAGCGGACGCCGGCGAACTGTTCAAGCAGATCGGCCAGATTGAAGGCGTTGATCCGCGACTGCTGGCGTTGGCCAAGACCAATCTGCAGCAGGGCTTCATGTGGTTCGTTCGCTCGATCGCCAAACCCGCCGACCCTTTCAGCTGATGGGCGACGTAACTCGCCTGCGCCACGCGCTACCGCTGAGCCAGGACATCAATAAGACGCTGACCGAGCTGGATAGCGCGATCGCCAAGGCCATTGACACGGCCAAGGCTGCCGGACTACCGCAGGGTCTGATTGTCGCCGAGCTGCACGGGCACGCCCATGCACAGACCCACAACATGGTGAAGACATGACCGCCGAAATACATGACATCGCTACCCAGCGCCCGCACCTGACGGTAGCGGCTGGAGACGGCTTACATGTGATCCCTCTGGCCCTCGTGCACGAGGTTGTCTCAGGCGGTAAGCCTTCAAGCATCCTGACAGAGCCTGTGATTCGTCGAATCATTGCGGAGTGGATCGAGCAGATTAGCTCTTCGCGTTATAGCAAGCTCTCAGGGATGCCTGATACTCCGCACCCAAATCTCTGAGGACGCTGAGGCGTGTAGTCGAAGCGTTCCACTGCTGTGCTGAATCAAGTGAATTACTGAGGCTGTCCACCTTTAGCCGGATTGGCTCGCACCTATCGTGCTCCAGGGATTGAACTCTCAGTTGGGTGGCATTGAGTTGTGTTTGAAGGGTGCTGTTGGCTGTTCTCCATTCGCTGATGTAGCCAGTCAACTGCTCGTTGGATTTCTTCAGTTCTCCGTTCCTCTCTGACGCTACGGATAGATCGCTTTTCAATTGTCCGTATATGGCACCTGCTGTGACTGCTGACGATAAAATCGAAAGTGCAAGCGAAATAGACCCGGTGGTCAACCAGCTTGGCCGATTGCTTCCTTGTTGTGACATGGACACATCTCTGGAGTAGGGGCGGGAAGTTTATATCAGCCATGTGCAGAATCCAGAGGTAGTGAATCATGGATAGGCCAGTGCCAGCGGCGATGCTGATCGAGTTGTCCGACTTCGGTATCCGACTGACCCCTGCACCAGAAGTGTGGGAATGGCTCCAAGCCGAGATCCTTGCCGACACCGGTAGCATCCACAACCCAGACCACGCCCATCTGATCGATGCCGACATTCGTGTGATGTGGGCATCTGCTGCCTTCACCAAGAAGGGACGCACTGTGGTGGGCCAGGCCGAACAGGTCGCGTTCCGCGCTGGTGGCTGGCAGAAGGCACGGATGGAACAGCAGATGATGGATTGGTTCGGAGACGTGCCGGCCTACATCATCACGCTCGCCGCTGACTACTGCGCCCAGTGTTCCGATGCTGACTTCTGTGCACTGGTCGAACATGAGCTGTACCACATCGCCCAGGCGAAAGATCAGTACGGCGCACCCAAGTTCACCCAAGAAGGTTTGCCCAAGCTTGAGATGCGCGGACACGACGTTGAAGAGTTCGTCGGTGTTGTCCGCCGCTATGGGGCGAGCCCGGCCGTTCAAGAGCTGGTGGACGCTGCAAACAATCCTGCTGAGGTGGGGAAATTGAACATATCGAGGGCCTGCGGAACCTGTCTGCTCAAGTCGGCCTGATTCTAGACAGGCCCTAGACGGATAAAGAATTTATGGCAGCCCTGAAAAATGAGGTGAAGAGCTTCATCGTTCAGGCCTTGGCGTGCTTTGACACACCATCTCAGGTAGCTGAGGCCGTCAAGAACGAATTTGGTGTGGTTCTGACCCGCCAACAAGTAGAAAGCCACGACCCGACCAAGGCATGCAGCAAGGGGCTGGCGGTGAAATGGCAAACCCTATTCAGCGACACCCGCCAGCGTTTTCGCGAAGAGACAGCCGAGATCCCGATCGCTAACCGAGCATTCCGCCTTCGTGCGATGAACCGGTTTGTGGAGAAGGCCGAGACGATGAAGAACATCGGCCTCGCGATGCAGATCCTTGAGCAGGCAGCCAAGGAAGTGGGAGACGTCTACGTCAACCGCAACCGGAAGGACGAGCCCGACGATGAGCCGGCAATCCCGACGCGCATCCAGGTCGACGTAGTGGATGCGAGGAAGACGAATGCCGAGCCTTAACGTTCCGCAGTCGCAGTTCCTATTATTGCCCCACAAGTTTCGTGCATTCGTTGCTGGCTTCGGCTCCGGGAAGACCTGGGTCGGATGCTCAGCGCTCAGCAAGCATTTCATGGAGTGGCCCGGCGTCAACGCTGGTTACTTTGCACCGACTTACCCGCAGATCCGCGACATCTTCTATCCCACGATGGAGGAGGTGGCCTTCGACTGGGGGCTGAAGACCAAGATTAACCAGGCGAACCATGAGGTTCACATTTACAGCGGCCGGCAGTATCGCGGCACTGTGATTTGCCGGTCGATGGAAAAGCCACAGACCATTGTCGGCTTCAAGATCGGCCATGCGCTGGTTGATGAACTGGACGTGCTGACTTCACTCAAGGCGCAGCAGGCCTGGCGCAAGATCATTGCCCGGATGCGTTACAACTTGCCGGGGCTGAAGAACGGTGTGGACGTAACCACGACGCCGGAAGGCTTCAAGTTCGTCTTCCTCCAGTTCGTGAAGCAGCTACGCGACAAGCCAGCGCTGAAGGAAATGTATGGCCTGATCCAGGCCAGCACCTTCGACAACGAGCTGAACCTGCCAGACGACTACATCGCCTCGTTGATGGAGTCGTACCCCGAGCAGCTGATCCGCGCGTACCTCAACGGCCAGTTCGTCAACCTGACGTCCGGATCGATCTATCACGCCTACGACCGCAAGCTAAATCAGTGTTTCGACACGGTCCAGCCAGGCGAGCCGCTGTTCATCGGCATGGACTTCAACGTCGGCAAGATGGCGGCGATCACTCACGTCAAACGTGATCAGGGTCTGCCGCGCGCCGTGGATGAGTTGATGGATGGCTACGACACGCCGGACATGATCCGCCGGATCAAGGAACGCTACTGGGAGCACACCGGCAACGACTTCAAGAAGACATGCGAGATCCGGATCTACCCGGATGCCTCTGGTGATTCGCGCAAGTCGGTCAACGCCAGCCTCACCGACATCGCCATGCTCAAGCAGTCAGGCTTCACGGTCATCGCGCCGGCGGCGAATCCGCCGGTGAAGGATCGAATCAACGCCATGAATGCGATGTTCTGCAACGCGCAGGGCGAGCGGCGTTACCTGGTCAATCCGTTTACATGCCCGACCTACGCCGACGGCCTCGAACAACAGATCTGGGCGCCCAATGGCGAGCCTGACAAGAGCCAAGGCAACGACCACGCCAACGACGGCGGCGGTTACTTCATTCACCGCGAGTACCCGATCATCAAACCGGTCACCGCCATCAAAATGGGATACGCCCGATGAGCAACGACGTCTCCTTCAAGCGGGCGGACTACATCGAAACGCTGGATCGTTGGTCAACCGTGCGCGACGTCTGTGCCGGCCAACACCGGGTTGTCGATCGACTGCCATATATCAATGCTCACGACAATTCGCCGGAAAACGTAGATCGAAACAAGGCCTATCGCGAACGTGCGGTGTTCAAGAACGCTACCGGACACACGCGCAACGGCTTACTCGGCTTGGCCTTCCACAAAGACCCGACGCTGGCAGTAGCGAAAAAGCTGGAGTATTTGCAAGACAATGCCAACGGTTCCGGTGTCAGCATCTATCAGCATTCGCAGGGCACGCTTGAAAAGGTGCTCGAGGCTGGACGGCATGGTCTGTACGTCGACTATCACCAAGACAGCGGCACCGGCGGCCACTCTGTGATCCTCTCGTACTGCGCCGAAGACATCATCAACTGGCGCACAGGTATGGTGAATGGTCACTGCGTGTTGACCTTGGTGGTGTTGCGCGAGTCTCCGGAGGTCGAAGACGGCTTCGGCTTCAAGGTGGTCGAGCAGTACCGGGAATTGGCTCTCGAGGACGATGGCTTTGTCTGCCGTGTTTGGCGCCGGTCTGGGCCGAAAGGTGGCGGGCCATTAGCCGTGGTTCAGGAGTTCAGACCCACTGGCGCCGCGGGACGCCTGAAGGAGATACCGTTCACCTTCGTCGGCGCACAGAACAACGACCCAAGCATTGACGAGTCGCCGCTGTACGACATCGCCATGATCAATCTGGGCCATTACCGGAACAGTGCCGACTATGAAGACAGCGTCTTTTGGTGCGGCCAGGCACAGCCATGGATTTCCGGTCTGGACGAACAGTGGCGCGACTGGATGGAGAAGAACGGCGTTTACGTCGGCTCCCGTGCTCCGATGATGCTGCCGACTGGCGGCTCCTTCGGCTACGCACAGCCAGCACCAAACACGCTGGTGAAGGAGGCAATGGCCGACAAGAATCAGATGATGATCGAGCTTGGAGCTCGGATGGTTGTGGCTTCGCTTGCAACCAAGACAGCTACCGAGTCCCGTGGTGACCAGTCTGCATCGACGTCAGTGCTCGCCGGCTGCGTAGCCAACGTCAGCGAGGCATACACCCGGGCGATCATGTGGTGCTGCACCTACATGGGCGTTAACGACGCAAAGGTTGCCTACCAGATCAACCAAGAGTTTGTTGAGCTGACGGCAGATCCGCAAATGATCACCGCACTGGTCGGTCTATGGCAGAACGGCGGCTTCGCCAAGGCGGATCTTCGGGCCTACCTACGCAAGTTGGGCCTGATCGCTCCTGAGCGCACAGACCAGCAGATCGATGGCGAGCTGGCAGAGCAGGGCGATGGCTTGGCTCTGGACGATGAGGACAAAGTAGATGGCGGCAAACCAAGCAATCCTTGACGCCACGATTCGGCACGCGGTCTTCCTCGAAAAGCTGAAAGCGGGCGAGGTCGGCAAGTTTGCCCCATTCCTGAAGGAGATTGACCGCTCGATTCGCGACAGGCTCACCCAGTCGGATTTGACCGAGTACAACGTGAAGCGGCTGGAGGCGTTGCTGAAAGAGGTCGATAGCTTGCTGCTGGGCATCTTCGACCGATACAGCGCGCAACTGAACCTCGACCTGATCGACATCGCCAATTACGAGGCTGAGTTTGAAGCGTCGAGCCTGGCCCGGTCGGCGCCGGTTGGCGTGTCGCTTGATGTGGTCGCGCCGACGGCAGCAGCTATCCGCACTGCGGTGCTGACCAATCCTCTCAGTGTGCGCGGCACCGGTGGCGGCAAGTTGCTGAAGGCGTTCATCAAGGGCTGGACCACCGCTGAGCGCGACCGCGTCACCGGCACGATCCGGCAGGGCTTCTTCGAAGGACAAACGAACTTTCAGATCATCCGCAACATCCGCGGTACCAAGGCGGCAGGGTACAAAGACGGCGTTCTGGCAACGACAAATCGCAACGCCAGCACGGTCGTGCATACCGCGATTCAACATGTGTCGTCTCAGGCGCGCATGGAGGTTGCCAAGGCCAACACGGACATCGTGTCCGAGGTTGAAATGGTTGCCACGCTGGACAGGAAGACCAGTCAGCAATGTCGGTCAATGGACAAACGACGGTTTCCGATCGACTCCGGGCCGCGACCGCCGTTTCACCCGAACTGCCGGACCACGTTCGTTCTGCTGACCAAGCTCAGCGAGATGTTCGCCAAAGGTGCTACCCGGGCGTCGGTGGGCGCAGATGGAGCGGGGCAGGTCAGTGCAGGTCTGGACTATTACCACTGGCTTCAGCAGCAGCCAGCGTCGTTTCAGGATGTGGCAATAGGGCCGGTGCGGGCGAAGTTGTTTCGCGAGGGCGGGTTGAGCGTCCAGCGCTTTACCGAGCTGCAGATTGATCGCAATTTTACACCTCTTACCCTTGCGCAGATGAAGTCTCTTGAGCCTCTTGCATTTGAGCGATCAGGGCTTTAGGTATGGTAAATTGCCATCATTTCTAGCACTTGGTTGGTTCAATGAAATGAAGTTGGTTTTTTGCTTTGTCGCTATCTTTTTGTTGGTCGTTGCGGGCTTGTTAGGGCTGGTAGCGGGAATCAATCTAAACCCTCAGTCAACGGTAAGGTATGTTCCTGATTGGGGTAGTCTGGGAGATTGGGTCGCAGGTATATCTGGCCTTTTCACATTTTGTGTCGCGTTTATTGCAATGAACGCATGGCGAGTTCAAGAGCGCCAGCGACTGGTCCTGCAGTGGAAAGCTGATCTCGTCGACTACACCTATACACTTCCTTATCTTGGTGAATATCTGTTCTGGCCGAGAGACAAAGATGATATCGATAGGATCGCCGGTAAGTTTTATGGATGCATCAAAAGCTACATGCTAATGATTGAGTATGTGGAGGCTGAAAAAATGGAGTTTTATAAGCTTATCTGGAGCCAAGTCCACGCGGCTCATGACGCGTACTCCATGAAAGGACAGGCGAAATCTGAGACGAACGCTGTATTCGTACAGGCATATTTAAATAAATTTCTTTAAGTAGACAAACTGACAAGCCGCCTTCGGGCGGTTTTTTTATGCCTGCAAAGCGGGCAACACATACCCAAGGGGTGCATCAACGTGGCAGAAGAAAACGAAATCGACCTGGACAATCCGGCAATCAAGGCCGCTATCGCGACTGCCGTTGAAGCATCTGTTTCGGGCCTGAAAACCAAGAACACGGAGCTGCTGGGCAAGCTCAAAGACACCGCCGGCAAGTTGACCCAGTTCGAAACCCAGTTCGAAGGCATCGACATCGACGCCGTGAAAGGCCTGCTGAGTCGTGCCGGCCAAGACGAAGAAACCAAGCTGCTGACAGAGGGCAAGGTGGATGAAGTCTTTAATCGCCGGACCGAGCGCCTGCGAGCCGATACCGACAGGCAGTTGAAGGCCGTTACGGCACGCGCCGAGAAGGCTGAAGCGTTTGCCGCCAAGTTCCAGGGCAAAGTCCTGGGGGATTCGGTTCGTGGCGCAGCATTGAAAGCCGGCGCACTGCCGGAAGCAACCGACGACATCATCCTGCGCGCCAAGGGCGTGTTCTCGCTGAACGAAGAGGGTGAAGCGGTCGCCGTCGATGAATCCGGTCAGATCATCCTCGGCAAAGACGGCAAGACCCCTCTGACTCCGCTCGAATGGGCGGAATCTCTGCGCGAAAGCGCACCTCATCTGTGGCCAAGGGCCTCAGGGACACAAGCCCCGGGCGGGGGTAGCGGCCAGGCTGCATTCAAGCGCTCCGAAATGACTGCCGAGCAAAAGCGCGACTACCAGCGCAAGCACGGCCAAACCGCATATCTGCAATTGCCCAAGTAAGGGGATTCACCCATGGCAACGACTGTTAACAGCGACCTGATCATCTACAACGATGAGGCGCAAACTGCATACCTGGAGCGTGTTCAAGACAACCTCGATGTGTTCAACGCATCGTCCAACGGCGCGATCGTGCTCGACAACGAGCTGATCGAAGGCGACTTCCGCAAGCGCTCGTTCTACAAGATCGGCGGCTCGCTGGAACATCGCGATGTCAACTCCACCGGCAAGGTGACCGCGAAGAAGATCGGCGCTGGCGAAGCCGTTGGTGTCAAAGCTCCGTGGAAGTACGGCCCGTACCAGACCACCGAAGAAGCATTCAAACGCCGTGGTCGCCCAGTCGACGAGTTTTCTCAGATCATCGGCGCCGACGTTGCAGACGCAACGCTGGAAGGCTTCATCCAGTACGCCACTGCTGCGCTGCGCGCCTCGATCAGCTCCAACGCTGAAATGGTGGTTACGGCCAACATCGAAACCGACGGCAAGAAGACGCTGACCCGCGGCATGCGCAAGTTCGGTGACAAGTTCGGCCGCATCGCGCTGTGGGTCATGCACTCCAGCGCTTACTTCGACATTGTCGACGAGGCAATCGCGAACAAGGTCTACGAAGAGGCGGGCGTCGTCATCTACGGCGGTCTGCCAGGCACTCTCGGCAAGCCGGTGCTGGTCACCGACACCGCTCCCGCAGATGTGATCTTCGGCCTGCTGCCAAACGCTGTTGTGATCACTGAGTCTCAAGCTCCAGGCTTTCGCTCGTACGCGGTCAACGACGAAGAGAACCTAGGTATCGGCTACCGCGCTGAAGGTACCGTCAACATCGATGTTCTCGGCTACAGCTGGAAGGAAACCGCTGGCGGTGCGAACCCTACGCTTGCCGCTGTAGGTTCGGCTGCGAACTGGGTTAAGCATTCCAACAGCAACAAAGTGACTGCTGGTGTGCTGATCACTCTGACCACTACGCCACCAGCCGGCGGCTGATACTGGCCCTGACAGCGGCCAGCAATGGCCGCTACGGAGACTTTTATGGAACTGGTTTACTCCACTCAGAATTCGGACTTCGATCCGGAGAAGCGGTACCGCAATCCAGCGCACTTCGATCGGCCTGAAGCGGGTGTGACACACGCAGTTGTGATCGGCGACTGGCCGAAGGTAGTCGACGCTTACGAGGCGCTCGGCGTCGAAGTATCGGTGACGAAGCCTTTGATCAGCGAGCCGATTGATTTAGATGGCGCTGCGGTCATTGCCAGCCTGGAGCAGGACAACGCCACGCTGAACGCCGAGCGCGTTGGTGTCATTCGACTGATCGAGGCCGTTGAAGGCAATGCACCACTTGAACATCCCGGCGCCGGCGAACTGCCGATCCGATTGTTCGATGCGCTGGACGCTGTGCACGACATCATTATTTCGGTGACCGGCGAGCGCGATAATCTGGCGGGCGAAGTTCAATCCCTGAACGCAGAGATCGAGCGCCTGAAAGCTGCAGCGAGTCAGCCTGTCGAAAATGCCGAGAAGATCGCAAGCCTCAAAGCGCAGCTCGACGCCGCCAACGTGACGTATCGGGCGAATGCTTCGGTAGAATCGCTGGAAAAGGCAGTTACTGATCTGCAACAGGCGTAATAATCCGGGTGCCCGGCAACGCGGCATCCGATCCAGAACACCACAGCGAGCTGATTCATGACTCTCATCATTGAGGATGGTACCGGCAAGCCTGACGCCGAAAGCTACGCATCCGCCGAGGATCTGGCCATGTACGCCGTGAAGTTCGGCGTGACCATCCCTGCGGAAGTGCCAGCACAGGAAGCGCTGCTGCGCCGGGCTGCGCTGGCAATGGATGGCATGACGTGGAAGGGGCGAAAGTCCAACAGCGAGCAGGCACTGTCGTGGCCGCGCCGAGGTGTTGAGCTGGATTACGAGATCAAGCCGGACAATTACCTGCCGGCGCGAATCCAATACGGCCAGATGGCCTTGGCCGCTGAGATCCATCAGGACGATATCGATCCGGTGGAGAAGCGCAAAGGAGCTGTGCTGCTGGATCGTGTTGAGGGGGCAGTGACACGGCAGTACGCGGCCATCCCAAACACCAGCAATCGACTGCTGCCGGCGGCGCCTGATCGGCCGAGCGCCACTCAGTTTGCTGATTACCTCCAGAAAAGGGGGCTGTTTGCGGTGCGGGCATAATCGAGCGTAGGCTTGCGACTCCATCAAAAAGGAAGTCGATATGGCAGAGCATCAGATAGTTAGAAAATACCCGACTCAGGATGAAAAAGACGCTTGGGATGCTTATGCCAGCGCTGCTCTTTCCTCGCTTGTTGCTATAGGAAGCGAGCCAAATAAACTGGCGGCTTCAAAGGCCGCACAGTTCGCTACCCTGCTACTCAACGAGCGGAGAGAGTTGTTCCCAGAGAAAAAGGCGACGGCTCGAAGCGTGCCTCTCAAGCTTTAACTCAAACTGCCCAGCCATCGCGCTGGGCTTTTCACATCTGGAGCCACCATGGCCTTCTACGACGAAATGGCCGTGATGGCTCTGGAGATGATCACAGAGTTCGGCCAGCCCGTGACTATCCGGAAAACGGAGTCGGGCGAGTACGACCCGGAGACAGGCGGCGAAGCGCCAGGCGCCATCATTGAGCAGACGGCCCAAGGCATACTGCTCGACTTCACCGGACAGGAATTCCAGAACAACAGCCTCATCAAGCAGGGCGACAAGAAGCTCAAAATCGCCGCGCAGGGTTTGGCCTGGGTGCCTGGACTGCTCGACAAGGTTGTCGCGCAAGGTCGCACCTGGTCAATCGTCCCTCCCTTGAAAGAAATCAACCCGGCCGGCACGCCGATTCTCTACGAATTGCAGGTTCGAGCATGAGCAAATACTCAGGCCTCAACGGCAGCTTTGCCGAGAACATCCGCCAGTTTGCCGAGCAAGCCCAGGCGGGGCTCGACGCTACCTTCCGCGAAATCGTGATCGAGATCGGCAGCAGTGTCATTCGCATGTCACCGGTGGGCAATCCTGAGATCTGGGCGGCGAACGTTGCGCATCGCCAGGCAAACACTGCGGCGGCCGATGCCTACGACTTCAAGGTGGCCGTGCGAAACACGATCATCAACCTGACCGACAGCAACTTCACCAAGGCCGGCAAGCTGAAGCGCGGCGTGAAGTACGCAAAGCCGCTAACTAAAACTGAGCGAGACCAGAACTACAACGTGAACGGCCTGGTCGCGGGCAGCGACTATGTCGGCGGGCGGTTCCGGGGCAACTGGCAGTTCTCAATCGATTCGCCGGCCGACGGCGTGCTCGATCAGATTGATCCGTCGGGCAACGTCTCGATCGCAGTGCTGAGAGCTCAGGTGCAGTCGCTGACCATTGGGCAGACTGCGTACCTGGTGAACAACCTGCCGTACGCCGTGCCGCTTGAGTATGGACATTCGAAGCAGGCACCTGGCGGCATGGTGCGCATCACGCTTGCGCGGTTCCAGCAGATCGTCGACGAAGCCATCAGGAACAATCAGGTATGAGCCACAACATCATCGCTTCGATCTACGAGGCCAGGCTGATCGCTTGGGCGAAGGCTTTGCCGACGCAGCTCAAGGTTGTCGTCGAGAACGAAGCCTATGAGCCCGGAAATGGCGTCACCTACCTGCGAGCTTTCACTCTGCCGGGCGACACCGCAAGCAACACGCTCGGCGGCGATCACAAGCTGTTCACTGGCGTGTTTCAGGTCAGCATCGTGACGCCGGCGGGCAAGTATCGCGGCGCGGCCGGCGCAATCGCCGACCAGATTGCCGCGCTGTTTCCGCTGTACGAGCGCAACACGAAGAATGCATTGACTGTGGTGACCATGACGCCGGTCGATCAGGGGCCAGGTATCCCGGACGACACGACCTACGCCGTACCGGTTTCTTTCGCATACCGAGCAGACACCAACTAATACGCCCATTGGGCAAACCCAGAACCCGCCCCTTAGCGGGTTTTGTCATTTCTGCAAAGAGGAAACACCAATGGCTGGCATTCAAATGCCCAACGGCGCAACTTTCGAAATTGCTTCCGCCTATGGCGCTGCAATCCCATTCACCGCACTGACCAATGCCAGCCCGGCAGTGGCGACCGCGGCAGCCCACGGACTGGCCGAGGGCGACATTATCGCCGTCAGCTCTGGCTGGACCCGCCTGGACGGCCGCGCCGTGCAAGTCGGCGAGATTGCCAGCGGCACCTTTGCGCTCGATGGCGTGAATACCACGAACATTCAGCAATATCCGGCCGGTTCGGGCGTTGGTACCGCTCGCGAGGTGACGACCTTCACCGAGATCTCGAAAATCACCGAGCTCGGGTCGAGCGGCGGCGACCAGCAGTTTCTGACGTTCGGCTTCCTGGCTGACGATGATGACCGACAGATGCCGACCACCAAGAACCCGATCACGCTCACCATCACGGTCGCCGACGATTCATCGCAGCCCTACGTCGATGTCTGCGAAGCGGCGGACGATGACAAGCAGGCCCGCGTTCTGCGCCTGAACCTGCCGGGCGGCAGCCGGATCATCTACAACGGCTACGTATCGATCACCTCGACCCCAACCATGTCGCGCAACAACCTGATGACCCGCGTTATCAGCATCGCACTGACCGGCCGACCAACCCGTTACAGCGCTTCGGCGTAAGGAAGGCACATGGCAAAGTTCACACTCGCCCGGAATCCTACCTTCAAGCATGTCGTCATGCTGCCAACGGTCGGCGGCGATCCGGTTAGCGTCGAGTTCGAGTTCAAATATCGCGATCGCACCGAACTGGCTGGCCTTTACGCAGAGTGGGGTGAGCGTCATAAGGCGCTCAAGGAGAAAGCGGAAGAGGCTGACATCGAGCAGTTCACTGCCTTGCTGATTGATTTGCAGGTCGAGCAGTTGAAAGCAATCGTCGTCGGCTGGGATATCGCCGAAGAGTTCACCGACGAAAACCTGCGCATCCTGGTCAGCTCCATCGCCGCCACTCCGGGCGCGGTGTTGGCCGCTTACTCGGATGCCTTCGGCAAGGCTCGCCTGGGAAACTCCTAAGCGTCTCCCGCAAGCTGTACGAGCCGGGACCGTCAGCCGCATCGCTGGTGGCCTTCGGCCTTTCCCTACGCGACATACCCGATGAAATCTGTGAGGTCTGGCCGGATGTCTGGCAGGCCTTCAAGGTCTTCGAGGCTATGAGCACTCAGTGGCGTACAGGCGCGTGCGGCGCTACCGGACTCGATTACACGTCAATTCGCCATGTCGCCGGCTTTCTTGGGCTTGCCCGGTCGGATGTCGCCGACGTCTTTCCGGATATCCGTGTCATGGAAGCCGAAGCCCTGCGGGTGATGGCGGAACAGAGGGACAGTAAATGAGCACCAACTTCGCGTCCCTCGGTATCGAGGTCAATTCCTCGTCTGCATCCAAAGCGGCTGATGATCTCGACAAACTTGTCGACTCGGCAGTCGATGCCGTAAAAGCAATTGATGATCTCGGCAAGTCGGGCGAGGGCTTGGCCAACACCGGCAAGAAGATCAGTCAGGCCGAGAATGAGGCTGCCCAGGGCATCGACAAGGCCACGGGCGCCAAAGAGCGTCAGGTTGACGCCAGCCGCAAAGCCGGTGCCAGCGCGACCAGTGAAATCGCGATCATCAGCCAGCTCGACAAGGCAATGACCGGCAATATCGGCAGCATGGAGCAACTGATCCAGGCTGAAGGTTTGCTGGAGCGAGCGCGCAAGGGCGGTCTCGTCACCATCGAGCAGCAGGAGTCCTATCAGGACCGGCTCGGAAAGGCTTATGAGCGAATCGAGAAAGCCGAAGCCAAGGAAACGGCGCAGAAACAGCGGTTGATCGACGCCGAGAACCGGCAGATCGAAGCGTTGAAGCGCACGGTCAATGGCATCGACCCAGTCACCGCCAAACTGGCCAAGCTGGAGGCGCAGGAAAAGGCACTCAACGATCTGCACAAGGCCGGCCAGATCGACGCGACCCGCTACGGTGAGGCGCTCGCAAAGATCGGCAAAGATCGTGATGGTCTGACGGCGACAGAAACCGCATTCGACAAGCTGAAGCTCGGCACCCGCCAGGCGCAAGAAAACGTGATGCAGCTGACCAATGCCCTGCAGTCTGGGGATTGGGGTAGTGGTGCGCGGGCTGTTGCGCAGTTGGGTGCCGGCGCGGGCGCATCTGCCAAGAGCCTCGCCGCAGCAGTGATTCCAGCCGGTTTGCTGGTGGGCGTCCTCGGCGCGCTGGGCTATGCCTACTTCGACGCACAGAAGCAGGCTCGCGAGTTCAACGTCGCCATCAACGGCGGATCGAACGATGCAGGCCAAAGCATTGCCAGTCTCAAGTTTATGGCCGATACCGCTGGAGCGATCACTGAGAACTTTGCGGGCGCTCGCGAGGCGGTGATTGCACTGGCTTCCGGTGCAGCCACCAGTGGCGTCCAAATGCAGAACCTAGCTCAGGCCGCCGCATCAATTGGTGAGGTAACAGGGAAGGGCGCAGGAGATATCGCCAAATCGCTCGCGAATGCCGGAGACACCGCCACAGAAGCCGCGGCAAAGATCAGCGACCAGTACGGGCTGCTCACCTACGAGCAGTACCAGACGATCAAGGCGATTGATGATCAGGGCGACCATCAGCGAGCGCTGGACACCCTGAGTGAAGATCTCAATCAGGCGGCACAAGAGCGACTGAAGAATTACCGCAACTCCTTGTCCGATATCGAGCGCGATTGGGACCGAGTGAAGGTAGCGATCAAGGGGGCCTACGCTGAAATCCGGTCAGAGATTTTCCCTGATCTGGCAAAGCAGATCGAGATCACGCAGCGAGTGCTGGATACCCGGAAGGGAGGCGGGGTTAAAGGTGCGGTATCGAACGGACTGAGCTCGCTCAATTCCTTTTTTGGGTTGGGCGACGGTGAGAATGACGACTCTACGCCGGCACTGGAGGCCAAGCTTGCAGGACTGAAGGCACGCTTGTCGGCAAGCGAAAGCAACACCGCGGCGACAGGCGAAGCGACTAGGGCCAACAAGGAGCTGATTACCGTCCAGAAGGAACTGGACAAGCAGATGGACAACCTGAACCCGCTCGCAAAACGTCAGGATGCCTACAAAAAGCTCAATGATCAGTTCACTACGCTCTATCAGAACGCGGAAAAGACTGGCCAGAAATCGGCGCTGCTGGATGGCGTTCAGTTTGACGGGAAGAAGTATTCCGGTGGCGCCTACGACAAGCTACGCAAGGCGATTGACGACCAAAACAAGGATTCCAAACCGGGTGCTGGCAGCGTCGATCTATCCGGTTTCAATGACTCAAAAAATTCGCTCAGCGCCGTGCTCGCCGAGTACAAAAATGCGCAAAAAGACTTGGAGGCTTCGCAAAAGGCTGGGCTGATCTCGCAGGCTGATTATCTGCAAGCTCGCGAAGCCATGATCGGCAACGAGCGCGACGAGGTCACTGCTGCGTATGAGGCTGAGATCGCCGCACTGGAAGCAGCTAAGAGCAAGGCAGGTACATCGGCCGCGCAGCGCATCCAGCTTGACCAGAAAATCGCCGACGCCCGGGCTGCCATGGTCAAGGTGCAGCAGGATGCTGACACCGAATTGAGCGTGCTGGCGAAGAACGAAGAAGGTCGGCTGAAGAAGCAGACCGAGGCCGTCAATACCTACAGCAGCGCGTTGCAGCAACAAGTCAAAACTCTGCGTGAGCAGGGCCAGCGTGCGGCGGCGGGCATCGGCCTGGGAGATCGTCAGCGCGATCTGATGAGCCAGCAAAACGGCATCGACGATCGCTTCAATCAGCAGAAGCTGGATCTGGCGAATCAGTACGGTGATGGCTCGCGCGGGATGAGTCTCGACGAGTACACGCAGAAACTAGCGGCACTGAAGGCGACCCAGCAGGATCTACACGACACGGTTCAATCCAATTACGACGAGATGACGGCAGCCCAGGGCGACTGGAGTGCCGGAGCTTCGTCGGCATGGCAGAACTATCTGGAGTCCGCACAGAATGCGGCGGGGCAGACGAAAAGCCTGCTCACCAATGCGTTCAGCTCGGCAGAGGACGCTGTAGCCAGTTTCGCCATCAACGGCAAATTCTCTTTTTCTGACTTCACCAAATCGGTGTTGGCGGATATGGCGAAGATCGCTACTCGACAGGCTACTTCACAAGGGCTCAGCGCTTTATTCGGCGTTGCCGCGTCGGTGGCGGGTTCGTACTTCGGCGGTGGTGGCGGGAATGGGTTGACCGCTGGATCTGCCGGTGCGGTGTCGTCAGATCTCGGAGCATCGCAGGCCGGTTACACGGGGTTCGATCTCTCCGGATATCGGGCTGCTGGCGGGCCTGTTGCGCCGAACTCTTTGTACGAAGTCAACGAACTGGGGCCGGAGCTCTACAACGAGGGCGGGCGGTCGTTCCTTATGACCGGTGCCAACGGCGGTAGCGTTACGCCGTTGGCAGCCGGCGGCGGGTCTGCGCTGGCTGCAATGTCAGGCGGTGGCGGCAGCGTTTACAACTTCCCCGTCGCAGTGTCAGTTCAGACCGCTGGTAGCGGCGGATCGGCTAGCACTGAAGACACGACGCAGCTGGGTAAGGGTATTCAGCAGGCGGCAAAAACCGAAGCCGAAACTGCAATTGCCCGCGCGCTGCAGCCGGGCGGTTCGATCTGGCGCCTGACAAATGGGAGAGGCTGATGGCCATCGAGAAATTCACCTGGCCAACCGAGCGCGGGGAAACACCCGATATTAATTATCGGGTACGCACCTCGAAGTTCGGCAATGGCTACGCGCAGAACGTTGGCGACGGGCCGAACAACAAAGAGGACTCCTACCCGGTTACCTGCGTCGGCCAGAAGGCCAAGGTGCAGCAGATCATGGCGTTCCTCGACCGGCACGCGGGGGCAAAGGCGTTTCTCTGGACAACGCCGCTCGGCGAACTCGGGCTGTTCACCTGCAAAAATCCCGCTCCCACACCAATGGGCGGCGGGGTCTTCAAACTCACCGCCACGTTCGAGCGGGCGTTCCAACCATAAGGGGCAATCATGCCACTGATCAGTGACATCCAGGTTCTTGAGCCTGGCAGTGAAGTGCTGCTCTTTGAATTGGACGGCACGGAATACGGCGCGGACGTTTTGCGCTTTCACGGGCATGCGATTCCGCACACGGCGGCCGAACTTATCGCCGCCGGCGACAACGCAGATCAGCTTCCGGCAAAGGCGATCTACTGGCAGGGCAACGAGTACGGCGCCTGGCCGATGCAGATCGACGGCATCGAGGCGAATGGCGACGGCACCGCAGTTCGGCCGACGCTGTCAGTTGGCAACGTCAACGGGCGCATCACCGCGCTCTGTCTGGCATTCGAGGATCTACTCGAGTTCAAGCTGACGATGCGGCACACGCTCGGCAGCTACCTCGATGCCGCTAACTTCCCGGCCGGCAACCCGACGGCCGACCCAACCCAAGAGACGATCGAGGTCTGGTACATCGACCAGAAAACGAACGAGGACGGGGAGAATGTCAGTTGGGAGCTGGCAAGCCCGGGTGACGTCGGCAACGAGTCGATTGGGCGGCAGGCCACGACGTTGTGTCACTGGTGCCTCACCGGCGGCTACCGCGGGCCGAACTGTGGTTACACCGGGCCGTACGTCACGAAGGACGGCGTCATCACCGACAATCCCGAACTCGACCAATGCGACGCCACGCTGGGCAAGGGCTGCATCCCGCGCTTCGGTGAAGGAAACCCGCTGCCGTTTGGTGGTTTTCCCGCCGTTTCCCTCATCGCACGGAGCTGACATGCGAAAGCACATCTTGAACGCGATCCAGGCGCATGCGGAGGCCGAGTACCCGAAAGAGTGCTGCGGGCTGGTGCTGGCCGTGGGCCGGAAACAGCAGTACTTCCCGTGCGTAAATATCTCCACCGAACCGAACGAGGAGTTCCGGATCGATCCGGAGGAATACGCACAAGCCGAGGATATCGGCGAAGTAATCGGCGTGGTTCATTCGCATCCGGACGCCACCAGCAGGCCATCACCGCGCGACCTTGCCATGTGCGAAGCGACCGGGTTGCCGTGGCACATCCTGAGCTGGCCCGAGGGCGACCTGCGTACCATCGTGCCGACCGGTGATGTGCCGTTGTTGAAGCGTCCGTTTGTACATGGTGCCTGGGACTGCTGGCAGGTCTGCGCCGACTGGTACAAGCGCGCGTGGGGGCTGGAGTTCGAAGCCTTCAAGCGCGCCGATGGCTGGTGGGAGAGCAAGGACAACATCAGCCTGTACGAAGCGAACTACGAAGCCGCTGGCTTCTGCCGGGTCGACCAGCCGCAGCGCGGCGACATGATCGTGATGGAAGTGGGGCGCACTGTTTACCCGAACCATGCAGGGATTTTCCTTGGCGCCGATCCGGCACTGCCCGGCGAGGACGCAGCGACCTTCGGCCCCGGCCCGTTTCTGTTGCACCACCTTTATGGCAGGCCGTCGGAGGTCATTGTTTTCGGAGGCCCGTGGCTCGACCGGACACGCCTGATTCTCAGGCACAAAGATTCACAACAAATCACATGATGCGGCGTAGCCGTAGGAGTTAACGATGAAAAGCGTAATCGAGTCAGCAGCAAAAACCGCCAGCGGCGAACCGGTCTGGCGGCTGACCAAGAGCGGTAATTTAGAACTTAATTGCGGGTCTTGTCCGCGTTGAGCATCTGCTGAAGCTGTGCCAGGTCTGTCTTCAGAATGTTTAGCGGCCATTCATAAGCTGTTTTCGCTGCTCCGCTCTCGCAGCCTTGCGCAGGGTTATCAGTGAAGTATTGAGCGGCTTTGGTGAGTGCTTCGCCATCGAAACCAGGTGTCGCGCGAATGGTCGCAGATATTGAAACCAGCGCCATCAGTAAGCCTTGCTCGAAAGGGGAAAACTGCTCCATTTGACCTCCAGGTCATAAGCGCACCGAAACTGGCGCAATCCCAGTCCTTGGGCTTGCAGGCAAAGGACTGGGGAATCCGTTGCGTGAGGGCAAGAGGCTACTATTGGAGGTCGGCGGGGCGTTACTGGGTTTCTATCCACGCTGGATGGGTGGACAGGCCAGTGCTACCCTCGACTCCTTACCATGGAGTTGGCGCAGTATGAAAAATGTGAGTTTGTTGAGTATCTTTCTCTGTTTTCCCGCTTATGCCAGCGCTGAATGGCAGCAATCATCAGTCACAGATGAAATGCGAGAAAAAGTCACAGCGGTCTTCACTCAAGTCGCAAAGCCTATCGATGGGAAGGGGCCCAGCGTCGAGATTTCAGTTATTGATAATGCGGACGGGCGACCCGGCGCGGTGATATTTCTGGATGGCGGCGTACCTGATAACTGCCCCGCCAAAGACAGTGCTTACTGCGAGATTAACGTAAAACTCGGCAGCGGCGCGGTTGAGAAAATGAGTTTTGCCCCTGCGGACAAGTCAAGGCTGATTCCCCAAAAATCAACAGCATTTGTTGGGTCGTTAAAGCTTACGAACACTATGTATATGGAAATCGACATCAAAAATGTCGGGCTAAGGCAATACAAGTTTCAAACTGGTGGGCTACCTGTTGCCGTCGACCGATCACCCAAGGTAACCGTCCATGGTTTTGATCTCGGCCAAGAGTACAAAGGCGATAAGCCGGGGCTTACACAGTTACGTGTCAACGGTGCCGATATTTGCTATCAGGTCAGTGATGGGGGAAATTCACTAGACAAGGGGCGCTTTCAAGATGCTCGGCTGTGTTTCTTCGAAGATGTTTTTTACCAAGCGATACTTAGCAAGGGGGATAGCGGCTCCTACGAGGCTGGGAAAAAATATCTTGTATCAGTCTTCGGAAAACCGGATGCGGACTCTGTTTATCCCTCCTGGCCTAATGACGGCGACAAAGTCATTGTCAAATCGACTAGGCGTGCGTCTTACATGCCAGGATTGAAAAAGAGCGATGGGCTTTTTCTGATTTACGACGATATCGTTTCTTCGCTAGTGCCTTCTGCAGTGAGCAAATGAGGAAAAACTCCACTATGAGAATTCAAGTATTGGTAATCGTTGCCTTGTCCGTCTCGGCTTTGATGGCGGGCTGTGCGACGTCTCCTGTTCCGTCCAGTGAAGCCGACCCCGTTCCATCGTCAAGATTGTTTGCGTTTCAAACCCCGGCGAATGGTGATTCGATACTCGTTGTCACCCGGGACACGGGCTTTGTTGGCGGTGGCTGCAATACGACGGTGAGCATCGACGGTCGCCGGGCAGCAGAAATCGCCTCAGGCGAGACCGCGAAATTCCGCGTTGCTCCAGGTGAGCACATTTTATCTGCGTCATCCTGCGGGAGCGGCCTGAAAGAAAGGGAAACGAACACCAAGGCCGGCATCACCAAGAAATTCAGGATATCCATAGACTCAGCGATGAGCATGGACTTATCACCCACCATGCAATGACAAAGCCGCCTACGGGCGGTTTTTTTGTGATCGGAGAAAGCCGTGGCAGCGACAGCAAGTAACAACCCAGCTATGACAACCATTCTTCTTTCAGGCCCGCTTATCAAGCTGTTTGGTCGCGTTCATCACCGGGAGCTCGGCAGCAAGTCAGTGGGCGAGGCATTCAAAGCACTGAAGTGCACGATCGAAGGATTCGAAGGCGCCATTAAAGATCTTGAGCGCAAAGGGATGCGTTTTGCGATTTTCAGAAACCGGAAAAACGTAGCTGAAAAAGATTTCGGTCTCGGCGGAACCCAAGAGATTCGCATCGTCCCAGTCATTTCCGGTAGCAAACGAGCAGGCCTGCTTCAGACGATCATTGGCGCAGTTCTGGTCGTGGCCGGCTCGTACTTCGGTCAGCCATGGGCCGTGCAGTTGGGTGCTGGGCTGGTGGCTGGTGGCGTCATTCAGATGCTCAGCCCTCAAGCGAAGGGCCTGAAGCAAAGCGCATCCCCCGAAAACTCCCCCTCCTATGCCTTCGGCAGCGCCAAGAACACCACGGCCAGCGGTAACCCGGTACCGATCTGCATCGGGAGACGACGCTGGGGTGGCATGATCATCTCGGCGTCGATATACGCCGAGGACAAAGTGTAAAGAGGACAGCAGCACACCGACCGCCCATGAGGCGGTTTTTTTATGCCTGGAGGAAAGCATGGGCGCAGCAGCACAGATCGATATCCACGGCGAAAAGGGTGGCAGCAGCAAGCCGAAGTCGCCGACCGAAGCCAGCGACAGCCTTCGCTCAACCAACCTTGCCAAGTTGCTGATCGCCGTGGGCGAAGGTGAGTTCGACGAAGTTCCGACCGACTACAACATCTATCTGGACAACACGCCGATTCGCGATGCCAGCGGCAACTACAACTTCCCGAATGTGAAGTGGGATTGGCGTCCGGGCTCGGTGGATCAAACCTATATTCCAGGTATTCCGGCGGTTGAGAGCGAAACGTCGCTGAACGTTGAGCTGCGTAGCGATTCGCCTTGGGTGCGCTCAATTTCCAATACCCAATTGTCAGCGGTGCGCATCCGCTTCGCGTGGCCAGCCCTGCAACGAGTGGACGACGAGGGAAATGTAGGCGGATATCGCATCGAATATGCCATCGATTTGGCAACCGACGGTGGCGCCTATCAGCAGGTTTATCCGGATGCGGTCGACGGAAAAACCACCACGCGCTACGAGCGCTCGCGCCGCATTGATCTTCCGGACGCTACCACGGGTTGGCAGATCCGCGTTCGCCGCCTGACACCGAACCAGAACACCAACAAGATCGCCGACACCATGCTGATCGCCGGCATCACTGAGATTATCGACGCCAAGCTGCGCTATCCGAACACCGCGCTGCTCTACATCGAATTCGATGCCGAGCAGTTCACCAACATTCCGGCGGTCACGGTGGAGTGCAATGCTCGCCGCTGGATGGTGCCGAGCAACTACGACCCGATTCAGCGGACCTACACCGGGACGTGGGACGGTTCGATGAAATCGGCATGGACCAATAACCCGGCGTGGATCACCTACGGGATATGCACCGAAGACCGTTTCGGTCTGGGCAAGCGAATCAAGCCGTTCATGGTCGACAAGTGGGAGCTGTACCGGATTGCTCAATACTGCGATCAACTGGTGCCGAACGGCTTGGACGGCGTTGAGCCGCGCTTCCTCTGCGATATGAACCTGCAAGGCAAGGCTGATGCATGGTCGCTACTGCGCGATATCTCGGCGATTTACCGGGGAATGACCTACTGGGCTCAAGGCCAGCTGGTGATGCAGGCGGACATGCCGCGCGCGCAGGACTTTGACTACGTGTTCACCCGGGCCAATGTCATCGATGGCAAGTTCTCCTATGGCAGCGCCTCGGCGAAAACACGGTTCACACGGGCTCTGGTCAGCTACGACAACCCGGCGAACAACTACGACACAGACGTCATTCCTTTCGCTGATCTGGATTTGCAGCGCCGATATGGCGACCGTCCGACCGAACTGAGCGCCATCGGCTGCACCCGCGCATCCGAAGCCCAGCGCCGTGGTAAGTGGGCGATCCTCAGCAACAACCAAGACCGGACTGTGTCGTTCAAGACCGGCATGGAGGGTGTGATTCCGCTGCCGGGCCACATCATTCCGGTGGCTGACTCGCTGCTGGCGGGCCGGGAGGTCGGCGGACGCATCTCGTCAGCGGCTGGCCGCGTCGTCACGCTTGATCGCGATACCCAGGCCAAGGCCGGCGACAGGCTGATCATCAACTTGCCGGGCGGCCGCGCCGAAGGCCGCACCGTACAAAGCGTTAACGCCCGAGCTGTGACCGTCACGGTTGCCTACAGCGAGCCGCCGGTGGCGCAGCTGCAATGGGCGCTCGATGCCGATGATCTGGCAATCCCGCTCTATCGCGTGCTGCGCACCAAACGCACCACCGAGGGCGATTACGAAATCAGCGCCTTGCAGTTCGAGCCAAGCAAATTTGCGCACATCGACACCGGCGCACGACTGGAAGAGCGCCCAATCAGCGTGATTCCGATCACTGTAGTTCCTGCGCCGGCAAGCGTAACGCTTACTTCGTCCTCGGTCGTTTCCCAGGGCTTGGCTGTGGCAACTATGACCATTGCCTGGCCTGCCGTGCCTGGAGCGGTCGGTTATGACGTGGAATGGCGCAAGGACAGCGGCAACTGGATCAAGCTGCAACGCACCGGCATGACCAGCGTGGACGTGGTTGGCATTTATGCCGGTGCCTACGTGGCCCGCGTTCGTGCGGTGAGTGCTTTCGACATCTCGTCGATCTGGCGCAACTCGATCCTAACCAACCTGAAAGGGAAGGAAGGATTGCCGCCGGCGGTGTCGTTCCTCACTCCGACCAGTCTTGTTTACGGCATCAGGATTGCGTGGGGGTTCCCACCAGGTGCGGAGGACACCCAGCGCACCGAGATCTGGTACAGCAAGACGACTTCACGGGATGACGCGATAAAGCTCGGTGACTTTGCCTATCCGCAGGCATCGCACGAACTGCAAAACATCCTGGCAGGTGCGAGCTTCTTTTTCTGGGCTCGGCTGGTGGATCGTACTGGCAACATCGGGCCCTGGTACCCGGCGGGTATCGGTGTCAATGGCCAAGCCAGTTCTGACCAGACTGAGTACGAAAAATACTTCTCTGGCCAGATTGGCGAGTCAGCGCTTGGTCAGCATCTTGGAGATCGAATCGACCTTATCGACGGGCCGGCTGATTTACCCGGGTCGGTCAATAACCGCATCCAGGTGGTCACTGGCGACGTCGATGCGATATCGGAAAAGGTCGATGGCGTATTCGCGCAGGTCAACCCACCGCTGGCGGGGGAAACCGAAGGCTTTGCCGGTTCAACAGAGGCCTTCGTCGGCGTCTGGTCATTGCAGTCCGCAGTGATCGAGGGCGACGTTGCCACCGGCAAGCGTGTCGACACCGTCCAAGTCGAGATGGGCAACAACAGTGCGGTCATCCAGCAGGTCAGTCAGGCGCAAGTCGCGCTCGACGGCAAGGCCTCGGCCATGTGGTCTGTGAAGATGCAGATCGATTCCAATGGGCGATATGTCGCGGCGGGCATTGGCCTTGGCATCGAGAACGGCCCGGCTGGATTGCAGAGCCAGTTCCTGGTGAGTGCCGATCGGTTTGCGGTTGTGAATGGGCTGGGCGGAAGTCCGACAGCTCCGTTCGTGGTGCAGAACGGGCAGACGTTCATCAGCTCACTGTTCGTCGCCGACGCATCTATCACCAACGCCAAGATCGGTTCATTCATCCAATCCGACAACTACATCGCCGGCGTCCAAGGATGGCGTATCGACAAGGCTGGTAACTTCGAGTTGAACAGCCCGCTGGGAGGAGGTGCCCGCCAGACGATCAACAACAATGGTGGCAAGGTGTTTGATGAAAATGGCGTCAAGCGTTATCAATGGGGGAACATGGCAGCATGAGTAATTATGGAATGAGGATATGGGGCGCCGACGGTGCGCTTCAGATCGATGAGAACTCTTTCACAATCCGTGTCGCACTTTCTACGCTGGTAACTTTCCCGGTTGGCCCGAAAAGTAGTCAGGACTTTTCCGTACCAGGTGTCGGGCCTGGGAACGGAACAGCCATCGTGATTCCGAACGGCACGTATAGCAGCAATCAAATGCAGTTCGAAACTGAAATGCTCGATGGCGTGGCGCGGGTTTATAACCACACACGTACGTACGCAGCGAGCAACGTTGCATCTGGAACGATGCGCCTGATCGTCATGAGGTGGAGTTGATGACATATGGCGTTCAGTTCACCAATAACAACAATGTCGTCACTCTCGATTCTGAGTTCGCTCGGCTGATGGTGATCTCCTCGGGTCGGTTCGCACCAACGGAAGAGAGTGGTCTTGGCTCAACGACGTATTTCGCTCGGCCGGTGACATCACAGGAGCCTCCGCTGGTGTTTGTTCGGCCGGACACGGTCAACGGCGTTGCCGGCTTATGCCTGATGCGCCTGATTGGGTCTGCTGGAAACTGGACGGGATTTTACGTCCGCGCATACAACGCCCTTACTGCTCAGCCGAACGGACGCTACTTCGTAGCCACCTTTGCTGCACAAGCGGTTGCACAGTACGGTATGCGCTTGTGGGACGGAGCTGGGAAACTGCTATTCGATTCGGGCACCCCAAATGCTAGCTTCACCCGGGCCTTTCAAAACTGGAACTACGTTACCTACGATCTGGATACTCAAGGATTGACCCGCATCTATTACTCGGTGCCGTTCGACTTTCCACAAAACGAATTCATGCTGTTGAACACTTTCGGCATGCCCATGACGTCGGGTAGCGGTATTCCGCGCAACTTGTACTGTTGGTGGGATTTTCCAAACAGCAAGCTCTACGCCATCACAGTAGCGGCATCGAATCCATTCGCCTTTTTCCTGCCGGCAGTCTTCGCAAAACAGGCCGCTTGAAACACACCATCAGAAAACGGAATCAATATGGCAAAGCAGACGATCACTCTCGGCACTGCTCCTACCGGCGTGGGCGGCGATACGCCGCGCAGTGCATTTACCAAAACCCAAAGCAACTTCGACGAGCTTTACATCGCCCTTGGTGCGTCTGGTAATCCAGCAGCTCTTCCTGCTGCCTTGCCGCTCGCCCAGGGAGGGACGGGATCTGCCACTGGGAGCCCGCGTTTTAGCTCAGTTGGCACGAGCTCGCCCCCCACTGGGTATGGCACCCAAGGGCTTTACGTCGGATGGAATACAAATGGTACTGGAGAAGGGAATTTTGTCTGCAACCAAGGCGGCGGTTCCGGCGGTTTCACTTGGCGAACGGTAAATAGCAATAACACTGCAACCGGGCCAGCTATGACTTATAGCTACTCCGGTGATTTAACCGTTCCGAGATATGTGACAGCTATCGGATTATCTGGCAGGCAAGGGATTGCCGGTACCGCTGTAGGTCAGCCGCACAACTTCTATTGGTCAGGCCAGGTCGAGAGCTGGGTCGGCTCGACGTTTATCGGCAACATCCAGTTTCAGCAGTCCGACTACCGCATCAAGAAAAAAATCGAGGATGTTGTCGACGTAGACTTTCTCGATCGTATCGACAAGTACCGAATCGTCACATATCGAATGAACGACATCGCTGTCTGGTTCGATGACGGCCGCACCCGGCAAGGGATGATCGCCCATGAAGTCCAGGCTGTTAACAACCTGGCAGCCTACGGAGAGAAAGATGCCGTTATGGAGGACGGCGGTATCAAGATCCAGCAACTCGACATGATGGCACTTGTAACTGACCTGATCGGCGCAACAAAAGAGCTGCACGCTCAAATCAAGGATCTGTACGCGGAGATAGATGAATTGAAGGCTGCTGTTAAACCGACAGCAGAGTAACAATCAGATCACAATAAACCCGCTCGGTCGGGTATTTTTTTGCCTGGAGAAAACCATGCCCATTACTGCGCAGCAATTGCTGCAGATCCTCCCGAACGCCCGCACCCAAGCGGGCGTTTTTGTTTCCGCTTTGAACACCGCCATGCAGCACTACCAGATCGTCGGGCTGAAGCGCGCCGCAGCCTTCATTGCCCAGATTGGTCATGAGTCTGGCCAACTGCGTTACGTCCGCGAGATCTGGGGGCCGACCGCCGCCCAGCTCGGGTACGAAGGGCGCGCAGACCTGGGCAACACCGTACCGGGTGATGGACGGAAGTATTGCGGGCGCGGCCTGGTGCAAATCACCGGCAGGGCGAACTACGCCAAGTGCGGCGAGGCACTGGGTCTTAACCTGATCAGCTTCCCCGAGCTGCTCGAGCTGCCCCAGCATGCCGCTATGTCGGCGGCATGGTTCTGGAAACAGAATGGGCTGAACGACTTGGCTGATCGTGACCAGTTCAACACCATCACCCGGCGCATCAATGGCGGATTGAATGGCTTGCAGGATCGGCTGGAGATCTGGTCGCGTGCCCGGGCGGTGCTGGCGTGATCGCCGTACCGTGGAAAGCGGTCGGTGCGGTATTGCTGGTGCTGATCGGCGCTGGTAGCGCCTGTCAGTTTCAGGACTGGCGTTACGGGCAGCAGCTGGCGGAACAGGCCCGGCTGCATGCCGACACCCTCAATCAACTGACCCAGGCTGCCGCGACCGCGCAACAGACCGAACAGGACAAGCGTCTCGCGCTCGAGCAGCGGCTGGCAGCCAGTGAGCAAACCCACTTCAGGAAAATGACCGATGCCCAACGTGACCAAGATCGCCTGCGTGATCGCCTTGCCACTGCTGATCTGCGGCTGTCAGTCCTCATCGACGCGGATTCAGCCGGTGGCCGTGACGTGCCAAAAGCCACCGGCGCCGGCGGCGTGGATCATGCAGCCGTACGCGCCCGACTTGACCCAGCGCATGCTCAAAGAATTATCGCCATCACAGACACCGGCGATCGAGGACTGATCGCGCTGCGGGCGTGCCAGGCGTATGTGAGGGAAGTCACACGCTGACAGGGCGGATCAGGTCAGGGCCTTGATTGCGGACGTTGCCGACAGCGCGGTCGACCTTGAACCATTCGAAAGCCTCGGATGGCTCGCCCTCATGCAAGCCCATTTGCTCGGCGCGCTCTTTTGGCGTGGCCGGGTCTAGCCATTCGCGGGCAAGCTCTGGCGCGAGAACTACCGGTCGCCGGTCGTGAACATCGACCATGCCACCGGCGCTGTCGGCAGTGATGATCACAAATCCGTCGTGCTCGCTCGGGCCATATTCCTCATTCGGGTATTGGCCAATGGCGGCGCAGAGAATCGGCGAGTTATCCCGATGCCTGATCAGGTACGGCTGCTTCTTTGGACCACCTTCATCGACCCATTCAAACCAGTTGTTGATCGCCACGATTGCTCGGTGTGGCCAGATTGCGCGAAAGAACGGTCCATGGGCGACTTTCTCCACGCGGGCGTTGATCGGCGCGGCGCGATCTTTGGCCCAATGCGGGCGCCATCCCCATCGAACCATGTCGGCGTGCAGGAACTGGCCTTCCTGGTGGAAGAGGGCGAGCTGAGTGGTCGGCGCGGCGTTGTACCGCTCGAAAGGCTGCTCACCGGTCGAGCTGATCAGAGCGTTCGGCATGCTGAGTGCCGCAACGAAGTCGTGAATGCCGCTGTACTGGGAAAGTCTTCCGCACATTGCCAATGTCCTCGCATGAGCTTTCAGCGTAGACAAGCCTGCGCTTGCTTCATCACAAACCTTTTCGAGTGCAGCGTGCTTGCAAGGACTGCTCAGGAGTCGTCCCGTCGATAGGGGATGCTTGGTGAGAAGATACTTTCTCCTTTGGCCTTTTTAATTTCCGTTGCCAGGTAAGAGATGTGCTTGTCCTTCGCCATGAGCTCCCAATTGCTTTTGATCTGAGTGTCGTTCGCTCGGCGGTCAGCCTCGGCGGCTTCAGCCTTGGCAGCGATCAACTCGGCTTTGAGCGAATTCCTCTCCTGTGAGAGCGCATCGTTGTCTCGAACCAGGCCCTGAATATTTTCCTGTGCTCGTTTCAGGTTGAGGGTGAGCTCTTCGAATTCATTCTCGTACATCCGGAGCTGATGCCGGCAGGTTTCGAGCGGGGATGGGTTACCGAGCCAATCGTCGGTGTCTTCTATATAGAGGGGTTCCACTGCTGCGCTACCTATACTGTTTGGATATACAGTAATCGAGGCGGATCAAGTCGGCGAGGGGTAGGCGACGAACTGTCAGTCAGGAGCCATCAGCACAGCCAGGCTCATTTTGATGAACTCTTCGTTGTGGTCGATTACGTAGAGCGCGCCGCGAACGTTTTCGGCGACATCCGCCGATCCGCGTTCCTCGACCCATTTGGTGAGCTCCATGATGGCGGCTTCGAGTGCGAGCTGGTTTTGGTTGATTTTGAAAAGTAGGGAAGGGAGCAGATCTGAATTTGGCATGCGGTTTCCTCCGTGGAAGAATCCAGCGTAGCAGGGGATTGGTGTTCGGTCGGCAGGACGCCGGGAAGGGTTGCGTGACTTTTGCGTGACTTGGCGTGACTCTATGTTGATCTATAGCTATTCGATTGCAGCGAGCGCCAGAGAAATCAACCGTATGCCAGAGGCTTGCTAGGTTACTGCGTGCATGGGGTGCTAGGGGTCGAGTGTTCGAATCACTCCGTCCCGACCATATATTTCAATGAGTTAGCCCAATCTTCACCGGTTTGGCTTTTTCATGTCTGGAAAATTACTCCCACATTTACTCCCACG